CTGAAAAAAATTCTACCAGTGAGTGGATTGTCTGTAACTCTGGTTGTTCTACCGTCTGTCCAGCTCATTGTAATACATCCAACACTGACAAGACTTTGTAATATCTCATCTTGTGTCTTACTAGTTAGATTTTGGTAATAATCTAAAAAATCCTGTACTTCCAAATAAGGTTTAGAATTAAAACCACCACTCACAAATCTAGCTGATGTATCTAATGAAGTAATTGCTCCATCGAAATTTTCTTGTTGATACAAATTGTTACCATCTTCAGATGTTTGATGGTATGCAGCTAGAGTTGGGCGTGTATTAGAATTGTCTGGGAGAGTTATATCACCCTCTCTAATAGGATAATCGTCTTGTAAACCATATAATTTTATAGTGGGAGATACTCCTGTTTCTCCTACACTTGTGCCCGACACAAATGTACGCAAATAACCTCCAACCAAATCATATTGACCAGCTTTCACGTTTATATCAGTATTACCAGAGATAATTGAAAATACATTTCTATCTCCAGTAGATAATACTAAATTATTACCAGTAGCGGCTAAAGACAAATCAGGTAATTCTGCTACAACTGGAAGTGCTGCACCTGATGCAACGAGCTTTCTTTTATAGAAATGTTCCGGTTGCGTTCTTATCATGCCAATCCTCCAAAGGAATCCACTCCAATAGTAACATCTTTAAATACCACTTTACCACTTAACATATTTTCGGTTTGTGAATTATTTAAAACTTTGCCCGACTGAGTAGGCATAAAGAGTTCTGGTCCCATTTCTCCTACGAGATGAGGACGTCCACCACCCATACCACCACCAGCAGCCATACCCGGTATATATCCACCTGACTGTAAAACACCAGTGGCTTTAGCTATATCATAAGCTAACAAACCTCCCATAGCAACAGCACCTATACCAGTTCCACCAAGTAATGCACCAGCTAATAATCTTTTAGCACCCCATTGACCAGTTTTCTTAGCAATCATCTTACCACCCGTTGCTGTACCACCACGTTTTACAGCTTCTCTACCTGCTTTATTAAGTCCTCCACCAGCTAAAGTTACATTTTTAAGAGCTTTACCTCTAACACCTATAACACCCGTAGCTGTAGAAAGTTGCATACTTTGTGCTACCGCTGCTGCTGTAGCTGCTGCGGCTAATCCCCTATAAACACGAGATAATGCCAAAACGGCGAGTGTTTGTACAGGTAAAATAACGTTTAAAGCTTTGAATATTAAAACCCATTTCATCAAATTAGGGTATTCTTTAAATAACATCGCTACTACTTTGAGAGGTGCTGCTATAATCTCTAGAAGTTGTGCGAAATCAACACCTGTTTTTTGTAATTCTACTATTCCTTCTATAAAATCTTGAATTAAATCTATAATTAATACCATCGAATCAGTAGCAAATGCTTGTAACGATGCTCCAAACTCTGTTAATTGTTGTACTCCGTTCTTTTCCTCTACAATTAAGTCCTTAAAACCTTGAATCTGAGTAACAATTGCTTCGTGGAAAGCGTTCATAAATTCAGTTCCTTCATATGAAGCATCTCTAAGTGCAAAAATAGAAAATATATTAGTTTTTAATATTTGTATTTGAGCTTGTAACGACTGATTCTGTATACGAACCATCTCATCTAACTGACCACCTGCGTTCGTGGTATCTTCAACAGCTTGAGTAAACTCATCCGAAGCTTGAACTAAGTGGATAAACGCAGTAGCACCACGCACATTCAAGTCTTCAATTAAAGTTGTTAAAAGTTCAGTATTAGATATAGTTTCTGGCCCAACTGCGGCAGCGAACTGAGCAGCTATCTCAGTTAATTGCATCATTTCACCCTCAGCGTTTAATATCTCAACACCCATTTTACGGAATCCAGCTTCAGCATCCATAGCGCCTTCAGCAAATTCTGCTAATGCTTGTCTAAGACCCCTACCAGCTATACCAGCCTCTAAAGCTCTATTAGTCAAGACCTGTAAAGCCCCTAACAATTGGTCAATAGATTGCCCTGTAGAGGTAAAGAAAGGTAGAGCAAACTTAACAGCGCTTGATAAATCTTGATATTCAATAAGAGATTTCTGTATAGCAAAGGCAAATTTATCGGTTAATAGAGCTGCTTGGTCCATTTCCATACCAAAACCAAACAATGTCTGAGCAGTCAGTTTAGAAATAGTATTATGGTCTCCCTGAACAGCCATAGATAACTTTAAAGTCTCAGGTAAAATAGACATTGCTTCATTGGCTTCAAGACCTGCCGATGCAAGTTGGTATAAACCTTCTGCACCATTGTGAACCGCTATACCAAATTTGTTACCAAACTCTGTAACAGTGTTTCCTACCCTAAATAACTCGTCATTAGTCAAATTAAACACAGAATTGGCGTTTAATAGCTCTCTTTCGAATTCTATGAGCTCTTGTGTGTTTTGGTTAAGCTTGTACCCTACAACAGTTAAAAGCGACACAGACGTCCTTAAAGCCTCATTGAACTTATTTCGCATTGCATCTGCTGTTCCTAGTACTTTATCTCTAAAATCAGCAGCTTTAGTGTTCAAATCTCCATAGTCGCTTGTTATACCTGTTATTTCATTGTCAATATCTTCAAAATTTTGTTTGATATCTTTTTGTATCTGTAATTCTTCTTGTAATTTACCAAGTTTTTCTCGTTGTGTTTTAGCTTCGGCGGCTTTCTTTTCGCCTTGTTTTTCTAATTCGATAAATTTTTCTTTTTCTATTGTTAATTCTCTTTCACTTTGTGCTATAACTTTTCCTTGATTTCTGATGACTTCGGCTCTACCGGCTGCGTCCATTTTTTGCATGTTTGCTGCAATTTGGAGCTGACCTTCCATACCACCCTTACCACCTACTCCACCAAAAAGAGAATCTCTCATTGGTTTAGACAGAACTGATTTTAATTTTCCATAATGTCCCTTTATTTTATTGAAATTATTAGCTACACTACTTGAAGTAGCTTTATTTAATGCTTCTAAATTTCTTTCTAAACGAATACGAACTTCGTTATTCATTTTATCCATAGCAGTAGTAGATTTATTGTTTAACCCTTGTAGACGGGCTGCATAATTTTCATTGAGACCTCCTCTGTTTTTAGCTAATTGTGCTTGTTTATAAATATCTTCTATACCTTTAGCTAATGCACCACCAGCTTTAGACATAGCCTGTGGACTCGGAACGGCTAAACCTATAGCGACACGCGCTGCAAACAGTTGTCCTGCAAAACCCATTTTATATATCCTTAAACGTTAGTTTTTTACTCTTTCCAATCATATCATGATATCTTCTTTGCGTTTCTAAATACCTCGTGTAATTAGTTCTTACTTGAGGGTTCTCCTTTGCCATTTCACTGACTTGTTTATCCGTATAACCATCCATTGAATGGTATACTCTGTATTCATTGTACGCACTAAGTAAACCTCTCAGTTCGTGTTTGGGCGTATTCTTGATTTCACTCCAACTCATCCCTAAATGTTCCATTAGGGGCATATATATCAATACCGCATCAGGCGTGTCCAGCATCAGTCGCGAAAATTTTCTGCGGCTTCTTCCTCGACACCTAATATTTTATTAGATATTGCATACCGAAGTGTTGTTGGGAGTAGTCCCCACTGTTCTTCAGTTATTATTGGACCTTCTGGGTCTTTTTCATTTGCTTTTAATATCATTTTTAGAACTCGTTGATTACCAAGTTCTTGATACTTTAACATTTTCTCTTCTTCTGGTAAACTATCTGATATACCAGTGAACTTAGGTTCTTCTTTTTCTGCTAATTCACAAAAATGAAAGTGAACCATTCCATCTCTATACTCTACTTCTTCGTTTTGCACTTCATCAGTGAGTGCTACTAATTCATCCATCGACCAAATTTTCTTTTCTGTCATTTTTTATCTCCTGAAGGGGACTCACGCCCCCCTCAAATTAATTATTATATCTATAAGTTAGTTATTAAAGTATTACCAGTGTAATTAGCACCGCTAATAATAGGAGTAACCATAGATGATAATTCTATTGTTTCTTCGCTTGTACCATCTGCGCTCATAGTAACAGTATGACCAGCTACTACACAGTTTGGAATACTCATAACTTCAGAAGTTCCTGATAGGTGTACATATACTCGGTATCCATACTCGACCGTAGGTTCAGACAAACCATCCATAAGTGCAGTATCGTCAACAGTTGTACCTGTAACTCCATATCTACATTTATCATAGACAAATTCGTAATCAGGGGTACTCTTTTTCCTAGTTAAAGTAACCGTGGTTTCCTTTTTAATTTCAGCTTTTAAAGCTGTCCTCATACCAAAGTAGGTTATGTCTTCATCCATAGCTCCTATACTTAAATCTACAGCTGTTAAATCTGATTGTTCTGTAGCTGTACCGTCTAACTGCGCTGCAAATGTGGCTGTTGCTGTATTTACAACACTCGTACTTCCATCATCAACAGGCGTAACACCCAAGGTATCGTTTTCAGTAGTTAAAAATACTGCTACATCTTTTCCTAAGTAAAAAGCCATGCTTAGAACCCCTCTAATAATGTTAATGAGCTATTTAATTCATTACCAGCTGCTCCGTAGACTGCTGGTTGATAAGAACTAAATTCTAATGTCTCTTCTTGAACGCCATCAGCGTTAAGCGTAGTTGTGTAAGCGGTTATACAACAGTTTTTAATACATAGAACTTCTTCGTTACTATTACTTCCTGCTGTACCCGTTTTAAATTGTAAAGATACTCTATAACCATAACATGATTTGGTTGTTTCTGTACCATCTGCTATAGATTTAGGATTTACTAATCCAGTACCAAGACCTGCGTTACCGCTACTCATACCGAATCTTGCTTTATTACCATTTTTATCTCCGTTATAAATTACATCCCAAAGATTGCTGTTTTTCTTTCTTGTTAAGGATACTGTGTATTCCTTTTTAATTTCAACCTTACCGGGTTGAGTCTGTCCAATATAAGAAGTGTCTTCATCCATGGTTCCTAGTGCTACATCTACTCCAACAATATCTGCATATGCAGTATAGCCAGTCAAAGCTGTGCCCGAGTTCATATCGTCTGCAAACATGTTTGTATTTGCTGTTGCCGGGTCGCCTAGTGTTATAACTGGTGCTGTAACACCGTTTGCTAATACACCTATTGCTTTGTTAGTTACTCTTGTTTCGGTCGTAATGAAAACATTTACATCTCTTCCTAGAAAGTAAGCCATTAGAATTCACCTCCTTTTGCTATTTTATTGTGGGTATATACCATTTTTTCACCTTTTGTTTTTTTTGTGTCGACTTCCAGTACGTTACACTTCACTCGTTACCTTTAAATTAACTCGTCTTACTATATAAAGCTTTTGCTTAATACTGATTAGCTCCTCCCCGTCTGAAAGCAGCAACACCAGCTCTACGCGAAGTTACTAAAGGAGATATAGAAAAGTTATAACCAGTCTCTGTCATACCTGTTCCTCTCCATGTATCGTCCATTACATCACTCCACACACCCAATAGATGTTTGCGTGGATTTCCTTTGTCATCTCCAAATATCCATTCGCTAGAAATAGTAGTTCCTTGTCTATTACCTTTTGGTCCGGGACCAACTGCACGATACCAATCTTTTGTTAAATCATTACTTTGTTGTAATAATGCTTGATACCAATTAGCAAATGCCTGAGTAGATTGAGGGTTGTTATAATAGTCATTGATTTGTTGCCTTAGGTTTTCGGCTATTTGTGTAGTAGTTAAATGTATTTTTCCTCCAGTTCCTGCTATATTGAGTTGTATATTATTAAAAAAATCTAAAGCCAGACCAGCTGTAGAAAATTCTCCTGTTCTTTCTACCCTATCTAATGTAGAAACTGATACAGCATTAGCTTCGTTGTGAGCTAAAAAAGCGATTTCTGAAATTAAAGTTGCACCTACTGAGTTTTGGCTTAACATCCAATCAGTAAAAGCATTTATAACATTTCCATCCAAAGCAGCTACAACTGCTACATTATCGCTATCAAAACCAATCTGAGGCATACCATTTTCATACAGTGGATAAAATGTAGCAAAACCAATAGTACTTGGTGTTAAGGTAACTTGATAAACATGCCTGATAGGCTCTAATGCTCTACCTGCACTGTCCATCATAGTTTGACTTCTACCCACCCTATTTAAAAACTGTCTCATATCATAAGCGGCAGTGCCTCTAGTTGCAGAAGAAAACATGCCTTTAGCCATCTCAAAGTCTCTACCTGACATCGTAGCATTGTAACCAAAAGAAGTCCATTCATTAGCTATACGTGTATTCCATTCATTTATATTTTGTTGAATGTGTGTAGTCCATGTAGACACAGCACTTGCTAAATCTGTTTCTGAAGTATCTATTTGTGCTAAAATCTTATGGCTAGCACTACCACCTGCATCTCTAGCAACTTCAGCACTTTGTATGTTTAGATTTTGTGGTAATTCTGATTGAATAAACCTTCTAAAGGAATCATGCTCTTCTAAAAATATATCGAAATCCTGAGACCGACCAAAGTCACCCGACCTATCAAATGCTTGGCCTGATTGGTCATCATTACCTTCAAGTGCTGAATATAAATTACTTAGCATACCTATTTCAATTTCATCTCTTATACGACTATTTAGAGCAACAGAACCGGGACGAGCACTTGCACTATCTAATAACTCTTGAAGTTGTTGTCCCATTATGTCTGAAGAAGCTTGACCAGCAATACCTCTAGCAGAAGCAAGAGCAACATCTTCTCTCGGCATCATAGCACTCATTATACGTGTACGACCTGCTCCTTTACCTTGATAAATCTGTCTTCTTAAAACATAAGGATATCCATCACGTTCATTATCACCCAAAGAAGAATCATCTTGAGGAGATAAATCGAAATAACCCTCACTTGAAGCTCCAGCTACTGTAGGTGTAGTACCTCTCAGTTGCATTGCATAAGCTTGTGTAAAAGGTAAGTAGGGTTGAAAACCAACTGAGATACTTCTGAATACATTTTGTTCACCAAACTGCTCAATCATTCTGACATTAGGCATTTATCACGACCGTGTGTTTTTGAATACTATAACCATTGAAGCAACTGCTACCCAATGTTCTAATTTAGGGTCATATCCTATATCTTTAAAACCACTAAAATGCCTCTCATCTACTTCAGTATCAGTCGTACTAAAATCAGTATCCATAAGTATATTAGCGCTATTAAGCATGAGATAATTAATCAAACGTCTCTGTTTATACTTAGTAGAGCCCCCTGTAGGAGTTAAAGAGCAATCTCTATCTACGATAAGATATATATTAAAGCCTACTCCATAGAGCTCCCCTATCTGCTCAGTAGCGCTTGTTCCATATGTTAACCTTTGTCCCATAAATTGAGTTTCTATTCCATTAGCTACCATTTCTGTAATTATTGCTGGATACTTAGTTTGGTCTGTGGTTGGAAATTGCCCAAATACTGTTACATCAGTACCGTCAGCAGCCCATGCATTAGCGGTGCCTTTAGTACCACCAGTTATTTTGTTATATTGTCCTGCTCTCAGTTGGTCTATAAGTTTTCTCTCTACGTTATTAAGGTGGTCTGGAGGTGCCATTATTCAGCTCGCCTCCTTGCGTCATCGCGTCCTGCGGTTCTAACGCAATTAAAAATAATATATCCATCAGTCATGTCTTTTAAAGAATGGACGTGCCATGACACAGATTTATAAAATTCTATTTCTCTTAGTTTGATAGTATTTGTTACCCCAGTATATCCTGTGTAGTGGAATACTATAGAAGTTAAGTTACTTTCATAATTAAATGTAGTAGCTGAAGAAGTTACAGGAGTAGCATACCGAGCACCTGACTGATAAATACTGGTGTTGTCAGCTACTGTTCCTGAAACATAAGGTAAATCTAAAGTTAACCAAGCATCAGCTGTTACAGTTAATGCAGTGGGTGTATATGTAAGTGTTTGTGCTGCTGCGTTTGTAACAACAATTTTTGTTAGTCCCATAGCAAAATTAGGTTTAACTTTTAATCTTAATCTATCTGCTTCTAATATATTAACATTAGCTGCTGGAGCTGTGTATGTGGTGGTACCATTATTAGTTAAAGTGTTAGTAATTGATTCACCATCAGAAGTTATAGCTCCATGAGATGCACTCCATCCAGTTGTACCGCTCGTTTCTGCGTATAAGATAGACCTGTAATTTGTTATTAATCTATCCCAGCCTTGTATTTCATTAAATTGTGCTGTACCAGTAAAATTACCTTGGTCAAAATTAGGATAGTTTTTTATAGTATTTATATTAGGAGTATAAATTCTTGCTGCTCCAACTATATTGTTGCCAGCTCTCTCTTGTTGATAATCTGCTGTAACGGCAGGTCTAATAATTGCAGGTAAATCTGGAAGTAATAGTTCTGGTGCAGCTTCATCACCATCAGGTACTCCATAAGCATCTGTTTCATAAATAGGTAAACGATGATATGTTACATATTGAGCTTGTTCGCTCCTGTATCTCAATGCGCGAAAGATGCGGTTCATATTCAAAGCACCCGGACGGATACCTTGTGAACCAATCAACCCCGGCATTATTATTCTCCCGTACCTCTTGGCCTTGGATACATATCTTTAGTAGAGTCGACACCAGTAACGTTTTTATCCCAATTAACTTTTCCAAGATATGGGTCTGCGTTATAAGTTGTAGTTTTAATACTCAAAGCTTGTTTCATTACTAACTGTTGCTCTGCTAATTCTTTAAAGTGTATAAATTGGTCATCTTCATAATAGACTGCCAAATCTCCGACTTGTATTCTTTCTATACCCATACCATTTTGAGCAATAGATGCTAAATAACAAGTGTAGTAAGCTACTGCATTATCATAAGCAGCGGCAGCTGTGGCTACATCATATGCTGTACCAATTTGTTCTTCAAACCATTCTGTTGAAATACTAATTAAAATATCTAGTGTATCATTATCTAATTCTTCTTGTTCTATTCCAGCTAAGAGTCTAATTCTATCTCTCAGTCCGGCGAGTGTTGTTATACTTGTTATTGCCATTTTACATCATCCCCATTGCACCTGCACCACCAGCGGCAGTAACAGCTATACCTACCCACCATCTCATTTGGCGGCGTAAATCATTCTCCCACATTTCGTGATGGGCTAAGTGATTCGTAAAGAGTGTTTCGAATTTATCCATTTTAGTAAAAACGGTCTTGACGCGTTCGTCTATGCGAATCAATAGTTCTTTATCTGTTGCATCCATATTTAAACCTTTCTCCCTAAGAGTTAATCAACTCCGTATTTGCATCTAAATCTCTTGTAAGTCTTACATCCCTATCGTCTGCGGTATCAGCATCTAACTGTTGAGCGTGGTCAATTGTAGGGAAATATTGATGTATGTCTCCAGTACAATTTATAACCTGACCTGTAACCTTTAATTCTTCGTTTGTAACATCTAAGTTTTCTATTTTACCTACGACTGAATAGTTATTACCTGAAAAGAAACCAGACTTTGCTGCTACTCCAGTAATTGTAGCTCCGGGACCTGCTGTAAATGTTCTTCCAGTATAGTCTCCTGTCAGCCCATTTGTATGAGAAAATATTAAACTACCTGCGTCTATATTGAATGTAGTATTTGCATAGTGTATTGAACGTGGAGTTGTTAATGTTTGATTTTTTAAATCGAACCCTTCACCACTACTTATCGCAAAATATCCTGTACAAGTTATATCTCCAGTAGTTAATAAATCATTGTGTTGTGTAATTAAATATTGGTAAGTACCACCGGGCATATCTGTAGAGCTAGGCCAATAAGTAATATATAAACCTGATAAATTTGCTCCCGCAGTGTGTGAACCGGTACCGTAGAATGTTATATCTGCATTATTTATATCGGTCAGAGTTCCTCCACCGTGTGTCAATAAATTATTAATTCGTGGTCTTCTTTCAGAACTACCTACACTGTTTATAGTTGTAGTTTTACCAGATGCAGCAACCTTAACGTTGTAATAGTCTGTAGATGTATCAGATATAGCCCATTCGCCATCACCAGTAAAATCAAGAGTAGAAGTACCCATAGTAAATGTTCCTGCTCCTACCCAAGTTACACTATTTACAAGAGTTCCATTATTACTTCCAACTTCATCATCAACATCTGTGCCTGTTCCTTCATCAAACTCGTAAGCTATTGCACAGTCTGTATTAGACGCTAAATTAGCATAGGTAGCAAACATATTAGCTCTCAGTTCGGATTGTGTTCTTTCATCAGTCCATATTCTTAACATAGCAAGCTCCCCCTCAAAAATTGATTGACCTGTTCTTATGTTTGTAGAACCATCTTGTCTATTAACTCCAAAGTCAGGGAAAGCACCTGAAGTAGCTAAGGATACTCCGCTACCTAATTCAGTTTGTCCTTCCAGTTTACCATTTATGTAAAGTTTAACATCACCGCCTGCTCCTGTGCAGACTATAGCAACGTGACTCCATTTTCCAGTAGGGCACGTTACAGTTATACTTTTATTATTTTCGTGTGAGTAAAATGTTAAATTGTTTGAAGTAGTTTGATAAAGTTGCCACCTATTAGCTACACTTGCTTTGTAACCATTTATGACACCTCTACTATTAGCGTTAGTATTAGCGTCTGCATACATCCAAAATTCAATTGTAGCATCTCCAGTTAGATTAACTAAATCATAAGGTACATCTAAAGCGTTTCCTGCTCCAGAAGGACTATCGCCGCCATCAGGGAATGACAAAGCACTCTTACCAATAAGACCACCACTCATAGTTAAATCTCCTGTTGCTGTAACTGTTGATGAATTACCATCAAGTGTTCCACCAGTAGCAACTTGAATATTATTAAATGTAGTATCGTGAAGCACATCTAAATCTCCTGAACCAATCAAACAAGTCCCAAAGACATTTTGACCTGCCCAAGTATCAAATGCCCCACCATTAAAGAAAGCCGTATTCCATCCTCCGCCAGTAGCTCCCCAATAAATATTTCCTGAACCTGTTAATATTAAATCACTTGCACCAGAAATATTCCTTGTTGTTCCTGTGGTATCTATATTATTTAGAACTGCTAATGATTTGTTACCTCCATCTGTTAAACTACCTATAATATCTAATTTACCACTTGTTTCAATCCTCTGTCCATTCAAATCCAATTCTGCTCCACTACTTACTGTTACGGCATCAAACTCTGCATCTCCTCCTAGCTTTATGTTAGTAGTTCCCATAGTTAAAGTGCCATCCCAATTGGTATCTGTAAGATTTAAATATGCTGTAGCACCGCCAGTGTCTCCTGATGCTCCACTAATACTACCGTTGTAATCTATTAATGCAGGAAGAGTAGGCCCACCATTACCAGTAATATGTGTTTGACCGTTTGTTCCTAAATTTAAAGCGTCATTTATTTCAAACTCACCAGCTCTTACTCCTGCTTTACCAATGTAAATATGACCGTCATTGTTAAGATACCAAGTTTGACCTGCTTTAGTTTGTAATTTATTTTCTACAGTGTATTTCTCATAAGAATCTACATAACCGGAACCATCTTGTGTAAGATTATAAAAATGAGTCCCTGTTGATGCCGTGCCTCCTCGTAGGATAGTATTGACACCACCCATTTTAACTGTTCCATCGTTGTGAACAAATGAAGTCGTTGGGTCTGTGCCATTGTTATCAAAGGTACCAGTAATAGTAGTAGTTCCGCTTGTTGCTACAAATGTTCCTCCACTTTCTGTTGTAAGTGAATTGAATGAATAAGCTCCTGTCTGGTTTGTTACACCTAATGTCCCCCCATCTTCAATAGTTACACCCCCTGTTACAGTCAATTCGGAATTATTATAGTCATACCCGTGTAGTGTTCCTTCTTCGATTGTTAGGTCTCCAGCTATTGTGGTATTACCATTGTATTGTATTACACCACTTCCATCTTCATTGACTATTAAATTATTAAGTCCAACACCGCTTGAAGGAATTAAATCTAAAAGTTTGTCTCCAGTTACAGAAGTATCTATTTTGACAGTTCCACTATTGTGGGTAAAAAGTCCTGCTATTTGTATTATATAATTAGAACTATTCTTGTTAGTAATAGTAGTAGTTCCTTGTGTTGCTTCATAAGTTCCATCTCCTCCAATTGTAAGACTTCCAAAAGTTGCTGTTTTAGTACTACTTGCACTAAATTTTAAATTACTTACTTCTGAATCACTACCTACATCTACTTTTCCTACTACTTCTAAATTGTGATTAGAACCTGCATTTAATATTCCACGAGATACGGTTAAATCATTATCTACTTTAACGTCTGTTCCATTATCTATAGATAGTGTTCTTGAATCTCCATTCATTTGTATAATTAAATTATGAAACGCATTGTTAGCGTGGCTTTCACTTCTCATAGACATTCTTGTATCAAAACCATTAAAATTAAATCTAACCGTTCCATTAGCATTATCAAAAGTATCTCCACCGTATTCTACTCTCCAAGCTTTGTTTGCACTATTATTGTACCCATTTATGGTCATAACACCAGTTGTCATAGTAGCTTTAGCATTAGCACTTTGAGCCATATAAAGGCTTCCAACGGTATGAGTTCCTGTGCCGCCTACAAACGTTCCACCTATTTCTATATTCAAAGCATAATCTGCTTGTTGTCTTGTCGTGCCTAAACTAACTGCTGAAGCATTACAAGTTAATGTTGCTTGGTCTGCTGCACCACTGTCTGGTCCTATCGTTGTAGTTCCTGTTACTGTAAGTGCGTGGTTTGTAGCATTCGTCGTATTTGTATTCAATATTCCTGACGTTATTGTAAGGTCTGCTCCTACTTTAATATGAAATCCAACACTAGTTAAACCTTGTAAAGTAGAACTAGTTTTTTCAAGAGTTAAGTTGTTAAATTGTGTAAAATTATCTGCTTGTTGACCTGTGCTGTATAAATTCTGGTCATTTGAACTTGTAAATTTAACTGTTCCACTTCCATTAGAATATGTATTGTAACCATTTTGTGTGTCTAATCTAAAAGCCGTACCTGCTCCTGAACCATTAACTGCTCCTGTTATTGAAGTAACACCTGATGAAAGTGTAACATCTGCTCCTACTAAAAAATTAATACCTTGATATGAATGAGTTCCTGTTCCACCGTCGTAAATGGATTTAGGTGTATAATTGCTACCACCACTATTCCAAGTTCCTTGTGTTTCTAATTTACCACTAACATTTACAACTGAAGCATAAGAAGTAAATTCTGCTTTTACATCCGTACCAGCACTTGCTGAAGGATGAAGTAATAAATCTCCACCTACATCTAAATCACATTCTTCTACAGAAGAGTATTTAGTTAAAAATCTACCTCCCCTTATAGTTAAATTATTTGCGACAGTTAATTTTCTTCTTGGGCCTGTAGCACCATTACCCCATAATTGTAATTTATTAGCACTAGCAGTCGAGTCCAAATATACGTTATAAAGTGTAATATCGGCTCCGTATAATAAAATAATAGAATTGCTATAATTATCAACATCGAATATAACAGTTCCATTACTATGTGCTAATGTTCCTGCTGAAGTCTTTTGTAAAATACCTGCTGAAGAAGATGTCTCTGCACCATTTAAAGTCATGGTTCCTTGTGTTAAATTACAAGTTCCGCCATTTACTTTGATACAACCAATAGTATGAAGACCATCTCCACCATTGAAAGTTCCATTTGTTACTTGAAGTGTATAAACAGCACTTGTAACTCCATCTCCTATTTTTACAGTAGAGCCATTTGCATTAAATACTCCAGAAGATTGAAGATACATTTGCTCATCAACTGTTAAAGCATAATCATTACTTGAGTCTGTATCTAAAGTTCCACCACCGTTAAAGGTGATTTTATCACAGCGTGCTGCTGCATTTAATGTTACAGTACCTGAATTACCATCAAAATAAACATCATCCCCATCAACGGGAACTGATTCACCAGTAGTCCCTCCTGAGGTAGCTGACCATGTAGAAGTGTCGTTCCAGTTGCCTGTGCCTACTGCATATCTATCTGCCATCTAACCTAAGCCTGTCTTAGCATTGCCCAATCATGGGATAAAGAAGCATGTGTAGCGTCAGGATTGATTGTAACTCCACACCAGTATAATCCAGTTGTAGAGATTGCTTTAAGTGAACTTGTTGAGCCACTTACTACAATATTATCTCCTATCTGCGTCCATTCTCCAGCATCTGCTAGAGTTCCGGATGTGGTAGCTAATCTACCCCAAACTTGAATTACATCTGTATTACCACCTGTAGTATCATTATTTATAAATTGAAATGATAAACGGTCTTCGTTTTTAACGTTCACTGGACCTATGAGTTCTACTTGAGAAGTAGAGCTTCCTGTATAAGTGCCTGTGGTTAGTATTGCTGATTTAAAATTTGCCATATTGTATACCTCACTTCGCTGGCTCGCGCCATACGTTGTATATATTATAAAAATAAACAGTAATAGTATTTAAAGGTTTCTATGATTATGGTGACCATGAAGGCCAAGCACGTAAAGCACCGCCTACTGTAGCAGTTAAATATCCATTAGGTACACCTACGGTTGCCATGTCATACATTTCTACAGGTGCTCCAGATGGGAAATATGTTATAGGACCTCCACCAACGTCTGTTAGTGCTGAACCACCTGCACCTGCGTGTGAAATAGTAGTACCTCCACCACCACCGCCACCGGTTGCTCCTGTAGTTCCTTGATTACCTTGATTTCCAGTAGTTCCTGTACTTCCCTGAGTTCCTGTATTACCTGTAGTTCCTTGATTACCAGTACCTGTAGTTCCTTGTCTGCCTTGAACACCCTGACGTCCTTGTGTACCTTGACGACCTTGTGTGCCTTGTTCTCCAGTAGTTCCTTGGTTACCGGTATTACCTGTATTACCTGTATTACCAGTATCTCCCTTTTCTCCTTGAATACCTTGACGTCCTTGTACACCCTGACGACCTTGTTCACCTTGACGACCTTGTGTGCCTTGTTCTCCGTCAGTACCTTGTTCACCGGTAGTTCCTTGAGTACCACCACCACCACCGCCACCAGAATTACCTTGTCTTCCTTGTATTCCTTGTTCCCCATCAGTACCTTGATTTCCAGTACCAGTAGTTCCTTGATTACCGATTGTACCTTGGTTACCTGTATTACCTGTAGTTCCTGTATTTCCTGTATCTCCCTTTTCTCCTTGCCTACCTTGTACACCCTGACGACCTTGTTCGCCTTGACGACCTTGTGTACCTTGTTCTCCAATAGTTCCTTGTCTACCCTGAGAACCTTGAGTACCACCACCACCGCCACCACCAGCAGTACCTTGTGTACCTTGGTTACCAGCTTGTACAAATGTTATAACACAATCATCACCATTACTAAAATAACTACTATTAGCTACATATTGAACTTGAACTTCTTCATAAGCAGTGGAACCACCACCACCTGCTACATTTGCACCCGTAATATTAAATGTAACCCATGTAGTAGAATCATCTGTTTTAAATATTCTTAAATGACCTCTCACTGCACCTGTTCCATCATCTAATGAATCGTTCCAAGCACTAACATCTACAGAGTTAATATCTAAATCTGAAATACCTACTTTACTTATTAAACCATAATTAGGAACACCACCACCACCGGGTACCGCAAGGTTAAATCCAAAGTTAGTTGCACCGGGTGAACCAGCACTAATATCAAAACTACTATAATTAAATTCTATACTATTACCACCAAACAATCCATCAGTACCTTGTGAACCTGTGTTACCTTGTCTACCTTGAACACCCTGACGTCCTTGTGTACCTTGTCGACCTTGTGTGCCTTGTTCTCCAGTAGTTCCTTGGTTTCCAGTACCACCATCAGAACCATCAGTACCTTGATTACCTGTAGTACCAACATTTCCTTGTCTACCTTGAACACCTTGACGACCTTGTTCTCCTTGTCTTCCTTGTGCACCTTGTTCACCATCAGTACCTTGGTTTCCAGTACCACCATCAGAACCATCAGTACCTTGATTACCTGTAGTACCAACATTTCCTTGTCTACCTTGAATACCCTGACGTCCTTGTGTACCTTGTTCACCATCAGTACCTTGTTCTCCATCAGTACCTTGATTACCTGTATTACCTGTGTTACCAGTATCTCCTTTTTCTCCTTGAATACCTTGACGTCCTTGTTCACCTTGACGTCCTTGTATACCTTGTTCACCATCAGTACCTTGTTCTCCATCCGTACCTTGATTACCAATTGTACCAGTAGTTCCTTGATTACCAGTTGTACCAGTAGTTCCTTGAGTACCAGTTGTACCTTGGTTACCTACACCTCCAGTATCACCAGTATCTCCCTTTTCTCCTTGAATACCTTGACGTCCTTGTTCACCTTGACGTCCTTGTTCTCCTTGTATACCTTGTTCTCCGTCAGTACCTTGTTCACCGGTAGTTCCTTGACTACCACCACCACCACCGCCACCAGCATTACCTTGTCTTCCTTGTATTCCTTGTTCCCCATCAGTACCTTGATTTCCAGTACCAGTAGTTCCTTGATTACCGATTGTCCCATCAGTACCTTGTTCACCTATAGTTCCTTGATTACCAATTGTACCAACATCTCCTTGACGTCCCTGTACACCTTGACGACCTTGTTCTCCTTGTCTTCCTTGTTCACCATCAGTACCTTGTTCTCCATCAGTACCTTGATTACCAATTGTACCAACATCTCCTTGACGTCCCTGTATACCCTGACGTCCTTGTTCACCTTGTCTTCCTTGTATACCTTGTTCTCCGTCAGTACCTTGTTCACCATCAGTACCTTGTTCTCCATCCGTACCTTGATTACCAATTGTACCAGTAGTTCCTTGATTACCAGTTGTACCAGTAGTTCCTTGATTACCAGCTTGTACAAATGTTATAACGCAATCATCACCATTACTAAAGGTACCATTATTATCAACAAACTGTACTTGTACTTCTTCGTATGCTGTGACTCCTGTACCTCCAGCTACATTTGAACCTGTAATATTAAATGTAATAAATACTGTAGAATCATCTGTTTTAAATATTCTTAAATGTCCGCGGGGAGAGCCTGAACCATCATCTAATGAATCATTCCAATCTGAAACATCCGTACCATTAATATCAAAATCAGATATACCAACTTTAGTTGTTGAACTGTAACTTGGTATTCCTCCTCCTCCGGGTACTGGTATATTAAAACCAAAATTAGTTTGACCCGGAGAACCAGCACTAATGTCAAAACTACTATAATTAAATTCTATACTGTTTCCACCAAATAATCCTGTAGTTCCCTGTATACCCTGACGTCCTTGTTCACCTTGTCTTCCTTGTATACCCTGACGTCCTTGTTCACCTTGTCTTCCTTGTATACCTTGTTCTCCGTCAGTACCTTGTTCACCTATAGTTCCTTGATTACCAATTGTACCAACATCTCCTTGACGTCCCTGTACACCTTGACGACCTTGTTCTCCTTGTCTTCCTTGTTCACCATCAGTACCTTGTTCTCCATCAGTACCTTGATTACCAATTGTACCAACATCTCCTTGACGTCCCTGTATACCCTGACGTCCTTGTTCACCTTGTCTTCCTTGTATACCTTGTTCTCCGTCAGTACCTTGTTCACCTGTAGTTCCTTGATTACCAGTAGAACCTTGTGCACCGGTTCCTCCAGTACCTTGTCTACCTTGTGTACCTTGTGTTCCCTGAGTAATAGATTCTATTTCTTGAATCCTCTTTTTTCCCACTGCATTGTGGGGTAAACTGTTTAGTACTCTACGGTAAGACGGCATAAAAAATAATCCTAAATCTTAGTGAGGGGATTAAGGTTCCCCTCGGACCTTATCTATTAAAATTAAACAATTAACTTTAACTGATGACGATTTGACCGGCTTCTGGTCTAACGACCTTCAATCCGTATCTCATGGACATGTAAGAACCAACAATTCCGAATCCCGGATTTGCTTCTTCTACAGTCAATGGTCTTCTCTCTACGTAAGCCATTGGCTTAACGGAAAGGTCAAAGACACCAAATCTTCCGCTTGGAACCCATGCGTTCACTACAACGTTTAGACCGTAGAGATTTCCTACTAATCCTCCTGTTGATAGCATTTGACCGAATGGTCCACTTCCTGCGGCGGTAGGCATAACGTTTCCACCATCTGCTGCTGTAACTGATTGAGCTGTGGTGAATACACTAGCGAAATCTGCCATCTTCAACATATTCTCGTATTGAGCTGGATTAATGAACATGTGTGTTGCATTGTATCCGTGCTTAGACATACGTGAAATTGAAGCGGCGACGTCACTTAATGTAAATGAGTCAGTTCCTGTGGATGTAGCTGCGTTGTATGAAGCTGCTCCAGATAGGATGGTTACGCCTTGATTTGCGTAGTCGTCTAATCTGCTTGCAGTTCCTGTCAATGTAGCTTTTGCTCCAAGGAAACCACCGTTTTCTGCCTTACTGAAATCAGATATGTTTGATTCGTCGGAAGTAGCTGCTGCGTATGAACCACCAGATTGTGGGGTAATTGTGGAGTAAGCTCCTCCAGACAATACACCAGTTTGTAGAGTTGCGTCACCGATACCAAATATTACGTTAGTAACGTGTTGGGTCATGTGCCTGTCTACAGCTCTGCGGGCTTCATTCAAAGCCATTTCTACTTCGTTGAATCTTGAATCTTCAATCATTCTTCGGGTTACACCAATTGCTATACCCCACTCTTTAACTGCTACTCTCTCGGAGCGTAGTTTTGTGTGTTGGTATTGCGGAGTTGTACCTTCTTCTAGTTGTTCTAGCTTCATGCTAGGTTTGCCGAAAGTAATATCAATATTACCCCCTGTATCAGTAGACATTGGGTCTGCAAAGAATTGCATAACTGGAAGGTCTGCGACCTTGTAATCAATAATTGCGTCTTTGTAGTCAATGAGTACTCTTTCACCTGTTCCACCAGTGTTGGCGTAGGAACCTGTGTTCAGGGTTGTCAATAGACCGGGAGTTGCGTCGACCATAGTTTATCTCCTTAGAGAGTCTGACACTTGGTCAGTCCTGCTCCACTGTTGTTTTCTAATGTGACGGCTTGAGCTTTTGGTGCAGTTGCTGCGTTTGTAGCTGTGACCAATTCTCCGGGCGTTGCTGCCCCCATCATCATAATGATACCTGCATTGACGTTAGCACATGCAATGTTTAGAATTACTCCAACACCTGTTACTAGAGACACTATTGCTCCAGCGTCGGCATCGACTAATGCTATTCCTGCGTATGCAAACTTAGCGGCGGCGTCACCTGTATCTGCTAGCTGCAATTTACCATTGGCATCAACGGTACATGCAGAGCCGGCGGTTATTGCTTCAGCTGCTTCGTATGGTAAAATACGAGCTGGAGCTCCACCATCGTTAATTAAAATTTCTGTTGCCATATTTAATCACCTTTTAGATAGTAGTCTCTGTTCAATTTGATTTTTCCATCAACTACTTTCATACCGAACTCTCTTTTGGTTTCTGGTACTTCACCTTCGTCAGATGATTTACCTTTTCCGAAAGAACGTTCGACGTCGTTGCTTGGCTCAGGCATTGCTGCTAGAGCGTCGCTAAATCCAGTCAATCTGGATTCATCCCAAGCGGAAAGTTCTTCGACACGAGCATCCTTTTTGTCTTCTTCGATTGAACCGAATAAGATTTCTTTGGATATAATTGCTTCTACTGCTTCAACTTTTCTTGCTTCTGCTTCTTTGGTTAATCGGTCTTCTTCTGCTTTCTTGAAAGTTTCTAATTCTTTCATAGCTGCTTTGAATTCAGATTCGATTTCCTTTTTAGATGCTTCTGCTTCTTCAAGTTGTGTGCGTAGAGAAGCGAACTCGCGTTCGACAATGCTTTCTGCGTCGGATTTTACAGTTGTTTCTTTTGTCTCTTCTGACATATTTACCTCTGTTTGTTCTGACTCGCATCCACAATTTCCTTCTTGGCCACCACAACCACAGTCGTGGTCGTCTTCAGGTTCTTGTGAATCACATTTCGTTTCTATAGTACATTCTTTACAGACTGGGTCCATCTTTTCATTGTCAATGAAACTTACCTCTGTAGGACGAATATTAGTGGCATAATTGTCACCCATGACGTCAATATCATTTGAAAACCAATCAATACTAACATGTGTCATGTCTCCTTCCTTAACTTTATTCATTACCTCTTGACCGCGGCCATGTTTATTAGATACTGTTGCCAACATCTTGATTGCGGTCTTTCCATTGTCCATCTCGACCAACTCAGGTTTCGTTGCCATGCCGATTAGGTCCTCAGTTGTTCTCTGATGGTCTACATATATGGGGAGTTCTGAAAATTTAGTTAAACTATCTTTCAACATACCTCCTTCTATATAAACTTTATGTTCTTCTCCGTCAACCTCATATTCATGAGGTCCGGATGTAATAGCGATAACTGGGAATGATACAGAGTCGACTCCCTCATCGCTGGAAAATGTCATATCTTCACCGTCAGCCACTGCTAATGCGAATGACCTACGAACAGGTTCAGTACTTTTGCCCTCTGCAAATTCCCGCTCTACGCCATTCTCATGAGCCCACATGCTACACATGCCGGCTGCAATCTCTTCGGGGTTATCAAAACCCCTTTTCTTCAGGTTAGCTTTTGTGTCTAACATACATTTGTCGAATGTCATGCTCTATCTCCTGTTGCGTTTGCGGAGGGTTTATTTCCCCTATTTTGTGCTCTAGCGGATTCTTCTTTCTTATCTTCGTTTTTTCCGCCAGAAATATTAGCATTCTTATCACTTTGTTCTTGTTTGATTGGTGATGCCTTAATATCTTCAGAAGTTTCCATATCTAGTTCAGCTACTCCTTCAGGGTCAAGACCTCTTTCCTCTCTCACTTCACCGGGTGATAATACACCTTCTGACAAATAAATCATATCTGTCTTAGCTTTAGTGAATGCGTCATCTGTATTAATTTGCCTAAACTTAAATTTAGCATCGCCTGACTCTAATTGAGGCATCAGCTGGGAATTAAGTGCTCCCTCTATCATTGTTTGTAGGTATCTAACGTAAGGTTCAAATATTGGACGAGCCTTTTCAGGGTCTGTCCACATTGTTTTTGGTGTTTTTAATGCTAAATGAATTTTATCTAATATATCATCTGTATATTTACCATATTCAAAAGCACGTTGTGTACCTTGTAACTCTTTGATAGTTATGTCGTTTCCATGGATTATATCTTCACCGGGCGCTAAAGTATTAAAAGCATCTACAATTTCATTAATTTTATCTGGACCATATGGCATATCTGGTAAACCACATGATACATCAAATCGACTAGATGCATATTTATTAAGGGCTGCACCAATATCTCTTTCTGCATAATCTTTTAAATCCACTAAATAGAGAATAGGATGTATATCTGATAAACCATAAGCAAAATCATCGAATTGATTATTTTTCAACTCTATAATCTCACTTTCTTCAAACCTAACGTTTTCTTCATCATCACCTATTTTTTGATAATAATATTCTATTTGTCCGTGCTCATTTCTTTTAACAAACATATTTTGACTAGAACGTACAATTAAATTATCTCCTGTCCATTCTAAATACCCTGTACCAAAAATACGAGCATTTCTTATCCATCCATATAAAATATGTTCAATATTTATATCACGGAACATTTCTTCTAACTCTTCCCTTACATTGTCATCGGCTGTAACTATATCAAAATTATCTTTGACAGCATACAAGCAAGGTAAATCAATTAGACTTCTTACAATAGGGTCTGATAGGTAAACATTCATATAAGTTCTATTTTTACCAATGTGTGGCTCATAGTCCTTATTTTGTGCAAATCCACCGAATCCCTTATTTATTTTAAGTCTTTGAATTACTCCCGCACCGTAACTTCGTGGGTCGTCTTTTTTATACGCAGGATTGCCACCAACTCGGGCAAAAGTGCGTCTAACTCTATCTATAAACGACATGGCTATTTATAATTAACTCTGATGGGTATATAAAGTTTTTGTTAGATTCCCCTTAAGGATTGCTTTAAAAGTCTAGGATTGCGTCTAGTTGTCGCAAAAAGTGGCCGTTTACTATAGGTTCCTGCGTTATTAGCGTTATTTCTACTTATTGGTCTAGATACAACACCTGCACCATAGTTTCCTGTCATAGGTAGCATACTTAAAGTAGCATGTAACCCCATTGCAGAACTATCACAATAATCATCGTGTTTACCACTTGGTGCTGAAATCTTTTCAGTTTTATCAGCAGCATCCATTGTATATTCTAAATCAATATGTTCTCTTGTCCACTTGTGAATTAACTTAGCTTCATTAGCAGGTAAGTTTTCAGGATTAGGTACTCTTACTCTTCCTTGTTGAATATATGATTGGAAATCTCTGTACATCTGAGTTTTAGTCCCTTTGGGACCACCTGTAAAAACAAACGCCACAAAATGTATATTAGCATCTAAACACCCTATCCGTAAGTCTTGTTCAACCGCACCACCAATACCAGTACAGTCCACAATGAGACGAGTAGCCCCAAGACCAAGGGCAACATCCATAATACGTTTACGTTGGTATGGAATATCATGTCCACCAGTTCTGGGGTTGATTTCTTCAACGTAAATAAGTCGTGCAATATTTTCTTTGTCAGATTTATCAAGGGACCATGCACTAATGACAGTAGAATTAACAGATTTGCCAATGTCAACACTAACATTAATATTGCTTCCTCCCGACTGTCCATCCCCATCCAACCTAGTAAGTTTGTAATCATCATAACACCTTTTTATTTTTTCTGCATTAAACACATTCGATACCGACTCTACAAATTCACATTCATATTCAGTTCGCCAATGTATGGAGTCTTCTCCCCACTCCATCATTTTATCTAACATTTCTTCGTCTGTGTAAGGTGCTGAATAAGCTTCACCTTTGTTCACTGCATCTCTCCATGTATAGTGTAATCTTTTAAAAGTATCTGCATAGCCGTCGTCATATAAATATTTATACATGTGGTTATCTTTAGACTTAGGTGTACCCAAATTAATAAAAGGAGCTTTATTAGCAACAATAGAAGGCTCTACATTATCAATGAACAACTTATCGTCGATGAGTGGAGACTCATCAACAACTAAGAAAGTAGGGTGTTGCCCTCGTATAGCTTGACCTTGGTTACTAGGCGCTAATGGAGCTCTACGCATTATTGTGCCCCCCTTAAGTGTTATATTGGGCTTGTTATGAAAACGATAATTCTTAACTAAGCCATTCAAAAAAGGGTTATCAGCAAAATGTCTATAACAATAATTAAATATTAAAGCTGCTTGGTCTTCTGTAGGAGCAAGTATAAATACTAAATCTCTAAATCTATTAAAAAACATATATATAGTTACCGCTACAGACAATGCGAACGATTTCCCACTGCCTCGTGGAGCTAAGATAGCTAATTTGGTTTGTTTACCATCATCTCTTTCCATTAAACATTCTAATACTATATCTTCTTGTAGTGGTCTTAATTTTAAAGGACGTTGTTTACCATCAATTAAATATGTTGTACAAAAAGCTCTAAGCAATTTGCGCATTTTTTCTTTATCTCGTCTACAACTTTTGAATATATTCTCTAAAGAGCGTGAATCTAATCCACCTTTACCTGTCAACAGGCTCTTCAGAGGGCTTTTGGGTTTCGTCATCGGATAATTCTCCTAAAAACGAAGCAAATGCTTCAGTATTTTTCTCTACAGTTGTTGGCACTTCAATATTTAATGCTCTGAATTCAGTATGTATGTCTTTAACGATTGTATTTCTTTGACGCAAGAGCTCTGTTCTCGCGTTAACATCCCGAATACATACAAGAATTTCTTCCCACAATATATCTTCAAGAGCAAGATTGCGCGCCAGAAGACGGACAAGCTCTTTATGACGTTCATATTCAGCTTCTCCTACCCTCTGACGTAATCTTTGCTCGTATTCCTCTACGTTCAAAGCGCTTTGCCTTCATCAAGACTAGCCTTGACTTTGGACTTTACTAAGGCAGCAAGTTCATCGTCTTTTTCATCCCAAGCAGTAATTAAAACATTACGAACTAAAGAATCTTTAACGTGTTTTTGTGCTGTCTCGTCTAGCTTTTCAAAAGCTTTTATCTGGGCTTTTGTTAGATTTTTATCAAGTAAATCCATCAATTCAGCTTCATTGTTCTTTAAGTATTTAAAGACTAACTCTTTAACTGCTGGTACGGTATAGGCTACATAAGCTCCTAGACCTAATACTAAAGCAGCTAAGGCTGCTAATAATGGTTCATCCATTAATGCATCTAACATTCCAGATTCTTCTACAGTCTCGAGAATTGCAGTTATGTTTCCATCATCTGCTGTCTCATTTGCGGCTGTGTTATTATTTGTTTCATTCATATATTGATATTTCCATATTGGGACTCTCACGTGGCACTTGCGATAAGAACCTGTGAGGCAATGGCCCTAAGGCGAGAGCCCATACATAATTAGAAGCTCTACCTATATAAAGCTTACCATTTAACTTTATTAGCCCAGTATGCAGCAGACATCTTTCCCCTTTTAATATTCTTAGCGTGACGCGCTTTAAAACTCTTTCTTCGGGCTTTGGATTTCTTGTCTGTTTTCTTACCTGCTGTAGTAACGCCTTGTTGACCGAACCTAATTAGTTTAGTTTTGGTTCCTTCTTTAGCTACAACTACGTGGGATTTTTTAGGATGATTAGGGGTTCTTTTAGGTTTGTTATAACCTGATACTCCTGCTCTAGTTAATTTAGCATCTTTTTTCTTTTTAGGTGCCATTATTTCTTTTTTCCTTTCTTTGGTCTTAAACTTGGATATTTCTTATATACAGCTCGTTTAATTCCAGCAGGACGTGGAGCATTGTGAGCTAACTTAAGAGCTGATTTAGCTCTCTTTAGTGTATTGATAGGAAAACTACCTTTGGGAGCTCCCCCTGAAGGTCCAGCAAATGCTATACCTTTTTTATACTTTCCTACGTTAGAACCACCCTTTCTCTTACGTGCTGCTGCTTGTTTCTTTTTAACTGCTGTTGTTTTCTTCTTAGGTGCCATTATTTCTTCTTCCTTTTGTAAGTCCTCTTCTTGGCAGTCTTAGCTGCTCTTTTGAACTGTTTTTTAGTAGGCGCACCTTTAGTTCCGGGTTTTCTCATTTTTTCCTTAGAACCTTTTTTGATGCGTCGACGTTTAGCATGTATGTTAGCATATAAACCTTTTTTAGCCATACTAACTCCTATTTGTATTTATTTTTAGAATGTTGCTTTTTGCCTATGTGGTGACCGTGTCTTTCTCTTATTTCTATTTCAGTTACGTCTCTGATTTGTTTGAGAGCTTCTTTTTTAGATATAGCTTTCTTTTCTAAAGCGTGGGTCTTACCACCTACATGGCTAAAAACTTTTTCCCCAGAACCACTCTTACGCATTGTAAGAGTCTTGTCAATGTTCTCTTTTTTATTTGTTTTATATACACTTGCCATGGTTGACCTATTGTGTGTTCCTATCTGAGTTTTTTACTCTTGGTGCGTCATCTGCAAAGTTGACGTTAGGTGTTTGATTCTCGTAACCACCCATATACATTTCTTCTGTGCTAGGTTTATTTGCTGGTATAGCTTCTTTAAAAGATGTAATAGGCTTGTGATAAGCCATTTCATCTATTTCAGCTTTTGTTGGTTTAGCAAAATCTAACTCCATGTCTGGGTTGTTTCCGTGAAAATGTTCACCTGCTTCTATTGATTTGTATTGTTTTTCTGTAGGCATGTTTATTCCTCGTCTTTACAGCAGTCACAACTGCATGTGCTGTCACAGCATCCGTTTATTGTATGTTCTATCATTTTTTTGTCTCCATTTTATGTTCTTGTTCTTGTGCCTTAGTTTCTATCATTTGGTCTTGTTTCTGAGCAGCATCGTTATAATCGATAACAGCTTGTGCTTTTATCTTATAGAATGCAGTCTTCTCAGCTTGTTCTTGTTTCCAAACATCTAAAGCATCTTTAATAATCAGAAGGGCTGGCCCACCTAATATAGCTATCAAAGTTGTATATGCTTCAATGTTTTCAAGGACGGCTGAATTGTTAAGTCCTGTGTGTATAACAAATCCAGCAAACCCAACCCAAAGTAAAACTAAAGGTACAGCAATCATAAACATAAAAATATCGTTGAAGGTTACTCCTTCTCCTTTTTCTTTACTCATTCTTGGTATCTCCTTTTTTGTTTTTTCTTTTGGCACTTCTACTAGTTGAGGTTTTCTTTTTCTTAATGCGTGGCGCGCAAAATTCACAAGTACCCCGAAAGCAAGCACAACGGCCAATAAAGCCATTAGAACTGCTAATATTTCTAGTATTACAATCCATTCAATCATTCCTCCTCATCCACTCCACTGTAGTTGTCTAAAAAGGATTCGTTTACTGAATCTCTAATCATTGCTTTTAAGTCATCTACTTCTGATATAAGTTTAGCTAACATGTTGGTTAGAATGAGCATTTGTGGTGCTTTCACTCTTCTTCCTCCCCTATAGCTTCTAAAAGTTTCTTATATCGTTTCATGGTTCCTCCAGTGTTATATCAGTCGCCCACCAAGAGCTAACGTATTCATACGTTCCATTTCTTCCCCAATCTGCATACAAGCTAGTATAAATAGTATACCACCCAGTATAAGGTGAGGTAAAATATTCTGGACCAGAACTTAACTGATGTTCGTTCTCTTCCCATCCAGTAATATTAAAAAAGTAATTGTTATACATATAACCGTTCCATACTGTTTCATTATCTTCTACCTTTATATGACCTACGTCATACCATATCATTACAGGTAGTGTATCTTGGTCACAGTTGGTGTCTATATCTACTGTAATATTTAAAGAGTTGTCTTCTCTAGAATAGTTTCCATATTGTAAACCATTGTAATAATAAGTTTGGTTAGATGTACATTCGTATTCTTCATACTCACAACTACCGTCATCTTCTTCAGCTCGGTCGTTGTAGTTCTGTGCTTCTATATCCATACAACCATAAACTGTTTCATTGGTTTGTGTTTGATTACCAGTGCCATTGTCTATTGGTCCGCCAAGGAACTGACACCTACCATTATCATGAGTAGCTTGTGGGTTATAATTATCTGCATCGGGGTTAGTACATCCATACACAACAGGAGGAGGGAATACACAACTACCATTGTCAAAAGTTGCATCTTTTTTATAATTGACAGCTGAAACGTCCATACATCCACCCTTTGATATGGGCTCTTCCTCTCCTCCGAAAATGTCTTCAAACGCACTTAAATCTCCTCCGCCTCCAAAAAAGGCTATAATTAAAACTGTAAGAATTGAACCAAGTTTTTTACCTAGTTGTGTCTCACCAAGTTTATCTCCAGCCTTTCCGATAGTCTCAAAAAGACCTTCATCATCTTCATCAGGTTTTCTACCTCCTATCCCTAATGCTTCTCTTTCTTCATCAGAGATTACAGAGATAGCTCCATAATCATCGCGCGCCATGTATTTATTTACATGACGCTGGTATTTAAAGATTGTCCTTAATCGAAGTCAGGAAACTGTGATTGCGATTCTACATCTAACTCTTTTTTCAAAGATGTATCAATGTCTGAATAGTTTTCTTTTTTACGTTTCTTAAACTTAGGTTCCCACTTAGGTACTTCAGCGTCACAAGGCCCACCGTTACTTTTATGGAAAGAACACCACTTACATAAATTCTGAGGCTTTTGCTCATATCTATCTTCGTACTCTTCGCGTTCCTTTATACAGTCATGTACCATCTTAATTAAGTCTTTAGCTTCATCAAGCACTTCTTGATTAACCTTAACGAAAAAGGTATCATCAAAGCGGAGGTAATTAACGCCTACGAATGTCGGCATCTCGCCCATCTCTAATGTGTATAAGAAAGCATAGATAATCAACTGGCGATAATATTCCTCTGGTAAGTATGCTCCGTAGCGCTTACTCGTTTTATAATCGAGCAATGTAGTACCACCATCAAAGTCACTACATACAACATCAATGACTCCTACTATTGCATACTCTTTTGACTTAACCCATTTCTCAGCATACTTAGGTGCTACTGCGTTCCATGCTTGTTGTTTATTCTTATATATCTTCCACGAAACCATCTCAGTTAGTTTCTTGTCGACGGAGTCGACGAAGTTCTGTAGTAGAGCTTCAGTTTCTTTGTACATCGCATCCATCTCTTCGTTAGTGTGTACTTCCCATAACCATTTATGTTTAGCTATCTTTTCTTCCCATCCATCTTCAAACTGTCTTTGTACCCAAAGTTTAGGGACTCCTTTCTCCCACTGAGGTAATGTCTTGAATTGTTTCTTAAACAAGTCTTCTAATACTTGGTGGACTAGTGTACCTCTAAATAAATGTATAGTTTTCTTTTGAGGTAACTTAGCTATATAATTATAATAGAACTCTCTAGGACATTTAAGGTATGTATTAATCTTAGAGGGACTTAACCTCATGTGACTGGCAGTCCATTTAGTGCTCGACATTGTCTTCCTCCCTTTCTAGGTTAAAGAAAAATAATTGAAATAGTCTACTATTATGAATATTATCTCCAAAGTAAGCAGATGCTGAGTGTACTTTTCTAGCATCCCAGATTACTAACCTATTGTATATGTTTGCTACTTCATCTGTTTTTTCCCACTCAGTACCATCTAAGAAGTTTGCTTCATTATCTTCGTATTTACCAAACATTAAATTATGTACTTCTTGCCAAGACCGTCCCATGTATTTTTGACACTCTTCATCTGTTTGTGGCATCCAGTCTAAACCTGTAGTTTTGTGTCTCCAAAAGCTAGTTCCTCCTTCTCTAGGTGCATCTGGAGTTAAAAATATAGCTCCTGCGTATTGTTGACTATCTGCATGATAAACAATAGGTGTTCCAGCTGGGCACCATTGGAAACAACCATTAGTACTATAGTCCCAACCACCGTGTTGAGAACCAGAAACTATTTTACCATTCATAATCTTTTCTATACATTCTTTTGTGTTGTCGAATATTTTTCTTCCTTCTTCGCTCCTATAACCCACAGCTCCGTGGTCTTCAGGATTTTTAAATTTACATTCCCCAATAGCCCAGTTTCTTACCTCGTCTGGGTCGTTAAAGAAATGGTCTACTACTACAATAGAGGGTGTTCTAACTGTAGCTGCTCTAATTTGTCCGGTATGTAATTTTTCCATACCATCTTCTGTGTATACTTTTTCATAGAATTCGTCTTTCATTGTTTCTCCTTGTGTGCTATATACATTTCTAATGAAGATGCACTGGATATAGTATATCCCATATCTTTTAAAAATGCCCATAGTCTTTCTTTTAGTTCTGGAATGTCCCAACACTCAAATATAATAGGTGGGTATTCGTTTTGTATTATAGTTCTTTTTGCTCCTTGTAGTACTTCGTACTCGTGTCCTTCGACATCTATTTTAATTAAACCTATATTTTCTATTATGTAACTATCAAGAGTTTGAGTTTCTAATTTATAAGAATCATAACTCTCTGTTAAGTAGGGTGTGTTCAATCCGTTTGTACCACCATCGTCAGCTCTTTCATGAAATGAAACTTCTTTAGATTGATAAGATAAAGGAACATTATAAGTAGTTACTTTATGTGATAGCTGTGATAATGCAATGTTACCACAGAGTATATTATAAATATGTTTAGTCGGTTCGAACGCAATTACTTCTTTACAATAAGGGGCAACTGACCATGTGTATGTACCAACATGAGCACCTATGTCTATAAAACATTTTGAACTATCTATATTATTTTTACACCATTCTATAACAGTACTTTCTGGAAGCTCATTGTTAGCTCCTAGGTATTGTTCCATATTGTCTGGTATATAAAATTTATTATCTATAAGTTTCATCTACCCATGTTCCTCCCTTTATTCTTTATAAGATTAGATAGATTATTTTCAATCAACTTTTGTATACTTTTAGGATAATCGTTTCTCTTTAATATTTCCTCAAATAACTCACGAGATTCATCACATCTACCAACCCACCATAATGTTACTGCTTGTTGAAACAAAAAGAAATGAGAACCATAGTAATCTATATCACTCTGGAGTGGTTGGTGTTTATTGTCTGCGACAGATTCCCCTATGCATGCATAAGTGTAGGAATCCCACCATCTCTGATTATCTTCACTGTGAGCTATTCTTTCATAAACTAATGATAAAAGAAAATAAGCTTCTGGTCTATCTGGTATCAAAGCAATAGCCATTAGTAAAGAATTCTTTTCGTGTGCTTTCCTATCTCCTTGTTCTCTATAACAAATAGACATTCTTAGTAAACACTCATAACTTAAATTGTTATTATCAGTTCTTTCAGCACATTGGTGATAGAAACCTATAGCTGAGGCTGTCTGACCAAAAGCTTCGTACTCTTGGGCCACATAAAACATATTCTCTGGTGTTGGGTCGTCTATATAGTTTTTTAGATTCCTTATGTGTGGTGTAGGGTGATATTGTAGTTCAGGTCTATTATCTAACTCTTTTTGGAGTTCTATCACTTGTTGTTTTAATTCGTCGTAAGTAGGTTTCATAATTTCTCCTTAGGTAAGCTATCCATAAATTTGAATGGTACTCTAAATAAATACGCTGAATTATCTTGATAACCAAACGTTATATACATTATATCATCCTCTATGACTAACCCACATACAAATTCTATTTTACCATGCATAAATTTCCACGGTTGTGTTATACTAACTAAATTCCAATCTTTATCCCATACTATCATTCTATGGTTGTAGTGACCATCTCTATCTCCTTTTTCACTTTGCCATGGGTCTACACTGTGTGTAATAGCTACTCTGTAGTCTCCATGTGTTACTACTTGAGAACCTCCTCTAGGGTCAATAGTTTTAAATGGTAATTCTTTACCTAGGTGAATTTGTTCTGCTTTATCATTAACAAGGTCTACTTTAACTATTTCTAAAGGGTTCATCCACTTTACAAAGTGAAATGGCATATCTAGAATAGGCATCCAGTTCTTTTCACAGTATGATGATTTATCGGGTACCTCAATTATATGCCTCTCTTGTTCTGTAACTGCATTATTTGTGAGTTGTAACCTAGACATTTGCATTCTACCTTTACCGTCTGGTGCATGTCTTCTAACACCAGCAAACCACAATTGGTCATCCCATTTCATAAGTCTACCATCCTCATGCCCTATAAATTCCCAATCAGGCATTTTAGGAAACTTATCAGTATTAATCTTATGATATCTTTCTATACCCCATCCAAGATTTAAATAACCTACATAGTTATCTGTTCTAAGGTATGGGTCGTTGTCAGGTCTTACATAGTTCAAAGGTCCCCATGGTGTTTGGAATTTACCATCTTGATTATCTCCTTCTATGTATTCAGGGTCACAATGATGTAAAGTATAGGAAACATTACGAACATTGACAATCCAATCGTCGCCATCTTTTAAGATAGAAGGATTCATTAATCCTAACCCGCCCGTCAGGGCGGCGTCTATTATCAAAGGCGTTACAACACCTTCTTCACCAGCATCTCTAATCACTGAAGTCGTACATAATTTCTCAAACATATTAAGCTCCACTAATCACTGCTTTTTTCGAACACCGTAACCTTTGCATCCTTTGGTAGCTCTAAGCTCCATGGAGGTACGTACCCTGTATCGCATTCACAATTATGCCACCCGTGTTCACAATTGCACGTGGTCCATACAGTCTCCTTGCTGCCGCTACGCTCCCGCGAAACTTTGAGCAAGATTAAATATCCTATGAGGTCATCAAGTGTGTCCTCTGTGTTGTCATCAAGCCCTACATTCTTTATTCTGCTGAGCTTGTCATCGATTCGTGCACAGATAGCCTGTGCATTGTCGAGCTTACTAAAAATGTTGTCAGGTTCTAACGCACTATCGCCATAAGCTTTGTTCTTAGCTAATAGCAAATCCCTGATTTCATTACATGTCCATTTAATGGAGTTTTGCGTTTTCTTTGTCATACAATTATATTTTAACCTTTGACCCTATATAAAGGTTACTGTTCCCAAACTGAGGAGTGCTATATAGAGCTTAGTATTGTTATTAATAGTAGCTTACCTATTATATCTATATATAGCTATATAATGACTTTCAAAATTTCACTCGATTTGTTTAAAGGGGTAGTCAAAGAAAATAGACGATGTGCCTTATAATTTTAGACGGGGGGCTGAGATACTGAGAGACTACGCGAGAAGCTGAGAATATGAGCCTTAACCGGTGTTCTTTTTGGAGCTATAGATTAGAGAGCTAAGCACGGATTGACCTAAAATCTTTATAAGTAGGTTGCTATTCTCACATTATGGTAAAAAACCATTTATCCGACAGCGAGTTAATCCAAATAGGATTTGAAGAGGACACTATAAGCGGTGACCTCTATAGAGACGAAATGTCTAAAGACATCGAGATTTTTTGTGAACCATGTTTTGACCTTTTTAAAGAAAAAGTCGAAGCATCACACGAAAGCCATAATGTAGAAATGTGTTATGATTGTTATATGGAGTTCAATGAATAATCAAAAGTATTTTGTGTATCGATTAGCCCAACAATCAGAAAAGACTTCATATCATTTTGTAGGTGCTGACTTCGGCAGTGAAGCCACTAAGGAAGCCGTGTATTACGGTATCACCTCAGACCCTCAAAGCCGTCTATCTAAGCACCGACCTAAAAAGGGTCAAGATATCAGCCTAATAGTTATGGCTGAATTTGAAAATGTTTTTGAGGGCTTAGCTCATGAAGCTAACTTAGTTTGGGAGCATATCAAGAAATACGGTAAAGAACCAAAGTTTCAAGGTATGGCCGGTATAGGTAACAAAGGTTATACTTACGGGGGTAACAAGTAAACTGATAGGTGACCTTAGCTCTCCGGAGCTAGGGCACTAAATATCAAATACTGATATAGGAAAAAAATATGAACGTAAAAACATATATGAAAAGGGCATACGCAACAACGGACATGAATAGGGCAAACTATCATGAATCGAACGCATTACACCATTTAATGGGGCAATTAATGTATCTCTCAGATACTGCCGGCATGAAGGGTCATGAATTGAATAAATACGGTCGTCATGTAATCGAGCGATTACAAACCATCGTTAAAGAATTCGAGACAGGTAAAAACGAAGGAATCAATACAAAGGGAGGTGAATAAGTGAAATTCGAAATAGAATTAAATAAGTATGATATCGACCAAATGAATAAAAATCGATATGGACATGATGATGTGATAACTTATGGCTATATGTTAGACATACTACATAACATCGTCGACCAAATACACGACCAACAATAAAGGCCGTGTGGGGGGTATGGGAGGGCTCCGGCCCTCTCAACCTATACCTAATACATGGAGGTAACTAAAATGGATAACAAAACATCAATAGCTGTAATTAGTGCATTGAAATATAAACTTCAAAACGAAGATTGTAAAATCAATTTACCAAAAGCAACTTATGCAAAAGCATTAAGAAATAGTCTTATCAGACTAAGATAAATATCTAAGGCCCTTAAATACGAGGGATTTTAACCTGCGTAGGTGAGAACCTGCGTGGGTGAGAAACAGCATGAGTGAGAAACAGCATGAGTGAGAAAGTGAGATTTTCCACTCGTGTGAAAAAACCTTTATATAGGGTAGTGTTCTTGGTATATTATGAGCAGAGGAGAACCATTTGGCAGTTGCGAGGACTGCGGGCTTGATGAGGTCGAACTATTCGGCGGACTATGTGAAGATTGCGAGTGTGAGATGTTTGCAACATTCTGGACAGGAGACTGAGAGAAACCCTTATATAGGGTCACTCTATGGTATAGTATGGCAAAACACCCGTGGGCGCATTTATCTTTAAAACAGATTTATGCCAATACAGAAAAACTAAAAAGAATACGCAAAGAAATGGAAAAGGAATTAGAAGGTGAATTAACTATTTAGATTCCATGAGTCCCCAACACTGTAAGATGTGGCCGTAGGAGTAGGTGCACCATTTGGAAGTGGCAAGTGTATGAGTGAGTTTAATAAACTTTCCAGCATGGGGACAAGAGGAGACGCCTGACAAGTGATGGCGAAGGGCCAGTGGCATAAGTCCGCCCGAGCGTTAAACGTAGCGACGCATCTCCAGCCCAGTGAGCCGGCCTACTACGGTGGGACAGCTGGGCGCCCTTTTCCACTCATGTGAAAAAACCTTTATATAGACACACCCGTTGGTAATATATGACTAGAAAACATTTTGTAGCAATAGCTCAGTTATTAGCCAAGCATGACGCAGACCTTAACATGGTCCGAGACTTTGCCGGTATGTGTGCCGAACACAACCCACGCTTCGACAGAGAAACCTTTATAAAGGCCTGCTCAATGGAGTAATATGAGCAAAATACAAGACATGAGAAACACCCACCGTTTCCGCAGAGTAGCACGCAGAACCATAACCAAAAACAAGATTGACTTAGGAGTCCATGAGCAACTTATGGCTATCCGTTTGGGTCTTGCTGAGGATGTGAGAAATTGAAAAGCATCTTAGATATTTTAGATGACATGGTCATCTCTGGTATAAGCGAAGCAGGGGACTACATTGTTCTCTGCGGGTGTGAAGACGCACCTTGCTGTGGGTGCAACCTGTGAGCTACGACAAACCACTCAAACGCAGTTGGAAAAAAGAAACAAATAAGATTATCAAAAAGGCCAGCCAATAGCTCGTTTGTTTTTCGGACACCTCCGGGGGGTAGGGCCTCCCCCCACCTTTTCCACTTGCGTGAAAAAACCTTTATATAGACATACTCATTAGTATATTATGAGCAAAAACTTATGTGGTAAGACACGCAAGACTGATGACCCTTATGAGGTCTGGACTGGCCCACGTGGCTTTGAATGGAGAGTATTAAAAAAATACCAGAACGCTGAGAACGAAGCAAAGAATCCTCACGCCAGATGGTTCTGTGCTGTTAAGTCAGACTTTACCTATGGTTCTTTTGAACTTGGTGATGTGTATGTCAGTGAGATTAAGAGCATGGGGGAAAAGCTTATATAGGGATACCCTATTGGTTATTATCGAGTGGGGAGCCCAAATTACCCCCACTCACTTATGGTTATCGGCCATAACACGTGACCTGAACTTAAAGACAAGAATAGACCATACGCCAACATACGACAAGCAATAACAAACTCAAGCTGAACAAGTGCTGACCAATCCCTTTCCGGTCGATGCGCATCTTAGTTGATTAACGACGTGTAGCTAAAATTTTGTATCACCTTTTGCCTCACTGATTCCCTGTTATAAACTTAAGCGTATACAGCTATGAAGGAATTCTCTTTATCTTTTAGTGTCTCCGTCTCCTGACCGTTCGCGGTTTGACTCGGAGCAGGTCACACCCTAATGGACAAAACCTAGTTTGTCCTGTGGCAACCGCTCCTCAAGGTAGGCTTTAAATTCTAATTAGAGCCTTGGGTGAAGTTGCCACTTTTTCCACTCTTGTGAAAAAAGCTTTATATAGGGGTAGCCCCTTGGTAATACATGAGCCAAGCAACTCAGACTAAGACCAATCTTCCTTGGAAGAATGGAAGCAAGGAGGTCGACTACTACGTAGAAATCGGCACGACTCCGTATGGAAAATACGGATTATACAAAGAAATGATTCCTGTCGGCACAGGGAGCAGAGGAAGACACATGGAACTCGCTCGTGAGATTCGTCTGTCCAATCCAGAAATCTTTGAGGATTTAGAACTAAGACAAGTTGTCAGTAGGAGCAGATAAGCTTATAAAGGCACACCTATTGGTATAGTATGACTAAAGCAAAGATGGATTACCTTTGGGCTCCAAAGGATGAAAAACTCGTGAGTTCTTTATTGGACTCGCTGGGATTTGCTCGTGTTGGTGTATCTCAACGATACCCAACCGGAGTAAAGTATGACTGCCTTGTAGCTATATGTGATGTTATCGGTTCAAACGATAAAACAGCATCTATGGTTGCATCTCGCACTCATGAACTGCAATCCAAACGGAAAGCAACAGGTAAGGCACCTTCAGTTGATTCAGTCGTTTCTGCACTTGCATCTGGTAAGATGTCAGAAGCTGATTTGAAGAAAGCAATGAAGAAAGCTGGACTATTGAAATAGATAGATAATAAGCACCTGAGCAAGTCAGAAAACTGCTCACCTTATATTTATGGAAGTAGCTCTTCCGTAATCGGGTATGGCCGAACAAGTCCGCCACGGACTAAGGCACAGGACTGCGCAAACCGAGAAGCGACTGCTGGAGGAATGCAAAACTGGTATGGGTTCTACTATGTAGTGGCATAAACCCATTGGAGGTATACATTAAATCCTCCTACCCATCCTTACATTGACGCCCCTTGACTTCCGTTATCGAATGCAAAAACATCGAGGAAGGAATGCTTTACCACCGGTGGTATATAAGTCAGGGGCTCATCTCTTTTTTTCCACTCAAGTGAAACTTTTTCAAGATGCCTCAGCTCAACAAACCCCTCCTCCTCAGTTCGCTCTACAGAGCTCGTGAGAAATCGTTATCGGGCAGTGAGAAACTGCGCTCTCAGTTCAGGTTCAAACCAGAACCAATGGTCAGTAGGGCCAGATGAGAAAATAGTCTCAGTTAAGCACAAGCTCTACTAAGATTTTCGGTAGGCTACAATGAGAAAATGCTTAATGGAGCTTAGTTCGACACGTAATGTGTTCGTGCTCGAACTGTAGTAGTAATAGTTATCAGCCTATATTATCTCAGTTAAGCTTTATTATAATGCTCTACTACGCAAAGCTCTACTGAGTAATTAAGCTTTACTTAGTTAAGCTTTACTAAGCTCTTTACTTACAGCAATAATATGCATAACTAAGCTATATCTTAATATAGTTAATATAGGGAACACGAACTATATAAAGTTTTGCATGAAAAAGCACCCCGTTTTTTATCTCAGTATAAAATCCGTGCGGGGCTCTCAGTCCACAAAGGGAAACGCTTATATAGGGGTATATTGATGTAGATACGATGACTATGACCGACATCGACACATTAGCAATACAACTAAAAAGCATGACTGCCAAACAGTTACAACAACTGTTAAGTGCAACCCCGAACCGAGACGGTTCCGCAATCAAAGCCCGTAAGATACGTGCAACTGAGACATACTTCAGGAATGTAAAGAACAATGGATTATATCCACATAACTTTGAGTCCTTCCCTCAGTTCAGAGAGGTCTTACCTTGAGTGACGTAATCGTTAAGTTCAATAACTACATGACTCAGCACACAGACAAAGTCCCTTTGTTAAGTGTTCAGTCAACTGATGATAAACGTTTCACAGTGCTGAGGGAATTATTAAATTCCGTCTTCGATGATGTAGAAGACAATGCTTGGTCAGTATCAGTGAACTTAGGAAAGTTCGTAGATGCCCTCAGCACAATGGAACAAAAAGATATAGATACTATATCACGAACAGTGAAGAAGTATCAAGTCAAAGGCACTTCGAGTGGTATCTCAGGTGAGAGAACCTATGGATATGACCGAAGCCGTGTTGACCGTAAGATGATTAGAAGAAGGAGAGCCAACTGATGAACTGCGTAGATTGTGGTGAATACAGTTGGACTGATAATGGTGGACATGAAATAAATAAATCATGTTGTGAACACTGTTTAGTAAATGATTATATAACAGGTGAACTATGAGTAGAAGAGAAGGAAGACCATCACCAACTGAGTCAGCTACTGAGTTCCCTCTACACTATGAACGTGTAGGCGGAGACGGTAGATATTGGCACGTAAGTGAAGACAAGCGTGGAGTAAGAAGATGGAAGAAGGGATTATATCATGGTTCAGATGAGGATAAACTTCTCAGTTCAACAACCGAAACGCTTATAAAGGATGATATATCTGGAGATACAATGGAAGACAAAACCGACCACAGAGGACTCGACAGTCTATTCGACCGAGACAGTCCCATGCCAGCAGAGGAACCTACCCCCGAAGAAGTGGTAGAAGTAGAGAAAGACACAGTGATGTCTAAACTAAGAGGGTCAGTCAATGTGCCCGAAGAGTTTAAATTCGCTGATGACATGACATTCTATACTATGTTGAGAAACATATTTAGAGGTAAGAACATTCTTATCACAGGTCCCTCAGGATGTGGTAAGTCAAGTCTCGGTAAGATATTAGCTGATATCACTGCAAAAGACTTTTATAGTTTTAACTTCGGTGACACTATGAATCCCTCAGCTAAGTTATTGGGTGACACTAAGTATGATAAAGAAGCCGGAACATGGTTCAAACCATCTCGGTTCGTCAATGCAATACAAGGTGATTCATTCATTATGTTAGATGAGGTAACACGTGACCGAACAGGTGACTTAGCTAACATTCTCATGCCGGTATTAGATGGTCAAAAGTATTTAGCTCTCGATGAGAGTGAAGATAGTGATACTGTCTCAGTTAGTAAAGGTGCGTTCTTTTACGCTACTGCTAACATAGGTAGAGAGTATCTCGGTGCATCTCATGATTTAGACCGAGCATGGAAAGATAGATTCACAGGTGGTATATATGAATTAGAATACTTACCACCACAGAAAGAGAAAGAACTGATACAGAACAGAAACCCTCAGCTTACAGACTACGATGCTGATAAGATTGTAGACTTTGCTAAGAGAGTGCGTGACTTACATTCTTCAGACGAACTCAATACTGCTGTTTCAACACGTATGTGTTTAGCATCAGCTGAGTTAGTTGTTGATGGGATGCCTTTAGTCGATGCACTGAAACACACCTGTTTACCGTTCTACCCTGTTCAGGGTGGTGACGATACTGAGAGAGTTCGTATTATACAAGTTATTCAATCAATGGGTGAATAGATGGTTAAGAAGAAAGTATTACGTAGAAAGCACACATATTGGCATCAGTTGGCTAAGTTCCTTATACTGAATGGTTACAAACCAACAATGATAGGAAAGATAATCAAGGATGTATTTCCCGAGACTGAGGTCAATGGTAGACACGTAGGTGCATACAAACGTAGATTGATACAAGATGAGGATATTCTCATCCCAAACAAACCAACTATGAATATCAATGAAGTAAGAGAAATAGCTGAAGGCTTAGTTACTAACGAAGATATGTTTATATATAAATGTGTTATCGGTTCAGCTAAGAGAAGTCTTAAGTGCTTCGAGTATAAGTTCCGTAGTGAGGATAAAGATTTAGTAAGTGAGGTAGATAAATGGATTATGGCGATTCAATAGATGAATGGACTGAGGACAGTGAAAATGATTTCTGTTATGCGTGTGACGATTGGACTGATGCCGACGGTCATGGCAACTGTAAAGATTGTGGCAACAGTTACACTACAGTAGACCCATTCGTCAGTCCGACTATAGCAAAGACATACAGTTCACCCGCACCTACTGTCTCAGCACATGGTGACCTTTGGAATAGGGGTTCGGGTTTCACATGGGGTGGTAGTTCATATTGGTCCGGTGGTGGAGCTACATCATGGGGTGGTTGGTCTCAGTCTACAAACGACAGTGCTCGTATGCTTAAACATAAAAGACATTTAGATTCTCTTTGTAAAGTAGTAGACCCAACTGTAAAGCATTCATTACATTTCGCAACTGAGTCGAAGAACTATTCGAACATGTCTAATGGAACTATATATGTAGATGGGACTCTCATTGAACACGATGATGACAAACTCGACATATTAGCTGGTCTCTCAATACATGAGAAGTTACACTTAGTTCATACTCAACCATTAACTAAATGGGAACGTGAGTATAGTCACCAAAACAATCTTAGTTCAGCACAGGAAAGATTACTACATAACATATGTAATATCATAGAAGATGAATATATAGAATCTCAGTTAGCTAAGACTCATGCCGGATACACTATGTATATTGAGAAGGTTAAACAACACTTCTTTGGTAAGCATGGTCACAAGATAGATGAGTTCAACGGTAATCCTATCGCTGACATAATGAATACATTGTTAGCTATGGTAAGATATCCACAATCTATCTCAGCTGACCGTAGAAAGAAACACGCTAAGCATATTCAGTTCTTTGCCCGTGCGTTAACAGATGCATTAACTGATAGACATTCAACCTTTATGGCTATGGATAGTATTTATTGTTATATGAATCAACTCGCTAAAGAAGAAGCAGAGAAGCATGAAGGCACCGACGAAGAAGAAATACTACGACGTGCTGATGACAGGCTCAAAGACCTTTTAGGTGAGTGGGGTGAATCAGTTGGTGAAGAAATGTCAGCTGAAGACATGGAACGTATCAAAGATAGACTTATAGAAAAAGAACGTGACGAAGCTGAACGTGGTGATAGATATGACCGTAAAGAGAAATTGTCTCGAGCTTTGGATAAGTTCGCAAAAGAACTCGCTGATTATGGTTTAGATAGAGACACTATTTCAGATGCACTCGGTAGAGATATAGATGAGTTAGCTGACAGTGACTATACTGAAGAGAAGTGGGATGTGTCCCGTGCTCTCGGTTTGAAACAAGGTGGTAAAGTTACATGGCGTAATCAAAGAGCCTCTTCAGACTATGATAAGAGTAAATACACTGAGGCTGAAAGAAATATGAAATCAGCAATTGGTCAACTAAAGAGAAAGATACAACTATATGGTGACACACGTATTAACACCATTCGTAACCAACGAAGAGGTAAGTTAGATAAACGTATGCTACATAAGATACCTCTCGGTCGACCCGACTTATTCAAGAATGTAATTATTGACGAAGACAAGCCACTCGATGTATGTCTCTTAGTCGATGAGTCAGGTAGTATGGGTTCATGGAAGATGGCTAAAGCACGTGAGACTGCGATTGCTTTACGTGAATCACTCAAAGATAATCAAGCTCTCAACTTATGGGTGTTTGGTCACACAGCTGACGGTTATGAATGGGATGGTAAAGGTGACACTAATATGTCAGTATATTGGTCACCTACATATAAATCAGATATAAAGGCTATGGGTGCTATGACAGCACGTAGTGAAAACAGAGATGGTATGGCTATTCTCGCATCAGCTGAAAGAGTCAAAGCTGAGTCACCATCAATGGGTAGCAATAAACTTATGATTGTTATCTCAGACGGTGAACCATCAGCAGACAAATACAGATTCCCAATCAGTGTGCCACATACTAAGAAGTGTGTCAGACACATTGAGGGACAGGGATGGAATGTAATTCAAATAGGCATCTCAGGTGCACGTGAATATATTATGAAAGATATGTTTACTAATTACATCCTGTGTGATGATACAGCTGACTTACCAACTAAGGTAAGTAAAGTAATTAGAAGGGTGATAAAAGTATGAATGATGATAATAATATGAAAGAAGCTCAGTGGTTTATATTAATCGCTGGGTTCATGATGTTATGGATGGTCATGATTATGATGCTGGGTTAAGGGTGACAGGTAATAAGTTGAGAATTTATTTTACTTAGTCGGTTTTGCTCATAGCTCAGCTTATTACCCACCAAACGCACGAAGACTTTGAACTTTGAAGCTCAGTTTGTTTATCAGGCCACGCTGACCGCTCCCTCATTAGAGGCAACGTCAGTAGTAGGACAGTATAAACAGAGAGGTAGCTATCGGTATGGTGATAGCTGAATACAAAGGAACCAAATATATCGTTTAGCCTAATCATTATGGCGACGAGTATATGTCAAGCATACCTCAGTATACCCCTGTAAATCTATCGTGACAGTTATGTCAGATGAGTTTGGAATGCTACATAGTAGCGTGGTATACGAAAAAAGAAAGAGCACGATAGTTTCAGTTGCGAAGCTACACGACTCTTACTGAGAAGTCGTTCTCTCTTCGTGCACCACAACCTTTATATAGGATAATCAAATATATTGAAATATAATCAAAAGGAATTGAAAATATGCAAACATTTTTACCAACAAAAAACTTTAGAACATCAGCCAAACTATTAGACTATCGTCGTCTCGGTAAGCAAAGAGTGGAAGGGCTTCAGCTCATCAACTCACTTAGTCCGGACTACGATAAAAAAGGTTGGCTCAACCACCCCGCACGTTTGATGTGGGTTGGTTACGAAAACGCTTTGAAACATTACACTAACGTAATGATAGAAGAGTGGGTTGCACGTGGATATAACAACACGATGCAATTATATAAAATAGAAGGGCCGATAGTATACCCTCAATGGTTAGGCTATCCGGAACTGCATAAGTCACATCGAATGAACCTACTTCGTAAGGATTACGACTTTTATAAACAGCACTTCGATGACGATGCACAAACGGACCTCACAATCATAAACGAGTATGAATACTATTGGCCACCGGAGAAAGAAAGATGATAAGAGAATTATTAGTGTGGATAGATAAGAAGTTTGGTTTGAACCGAACTAAGAAACTTATGATAAGACCACGTAAATACGGAGCAAAGAAAAAATGAACTTAGAACAAGAGAACATGGAACTCAAAGAGATGTTAGCTGGTGCACAGTTAACTGAGGAAAACTTAAAGGATTACCTTTTCGAGATTTGTGATTATATTCACTACGAGATGCCACTCAAGGAACAGGACCGATGGCTTGAGAGGATGATTGAACTCGGACTATACACACCGGAGTTTGACTAATGGTCACAACTACAGGCGACGCAGTTCACTTTATGAAGATTGTTTTAGATTGGTGTTCACCGAAGGTAGCCCGAATGATGATGGATGATTTAGATTTCTACATCGCTGAGACTACTGATAACGAATCAGTTCGTGATTCTATTAAGATGGTTAGAGAGTTAATCTATGCGAGAGCAGAAGAGAACTTAGAGTTAGAAGCTGAAGAAGCAGAATGGCAAACAGCTCAAGAAATTATAGACGAACAGAGAAAGATAGGCAAACCAGAATGAAGTGTCTCAATAAAAAGTGTAGAGAGAATCTTTATGATATGCCCCCACTTAAACAAGTAACCTGTCCCTACTGTGGACTAACACAGGTGCACCCTCCAGAATATTAATGTCATTAGCATGGACTGAGTGTAGGAAATGTGGCAAACGTATCTCAATAGGTGAAGATGGTTTGTTAGACGGAAGATGTTTCCTATGCTCTATAAAGACATTATAAGCTCCACTTAGCAAAGCTTTATATATCTCTAAAGGGGAGATATAATAGAGCATGGTTTATAGAGCATGATTAATTAAGCAATTAAGTAGCTCTATACTTACCTCAATATTTGCTCAGTGAGGCCCATTATGGGAAGAAAGGATACAGGAAAGAATTTCGAAAACGAAATAAGAAGAAGCTTGAAAAGCAGTCGCCACATATGGTGGTTTAGAATACAAGATACCAATGACATTAACAGATTCGTCAAAGTCGCAGTCGCTGAGAAGCAACCCGCCGATTTCTTTACAGTCTACAGAAGTAGACCAATTATGCTTGAGGCTAAAACTTCTCGGAATCTTACTTCTTTTCCTTTACATTATGGTAATACCCCTGCTATCGCTAAGCATCAGATAAGAGAGGGAGCTAAGTTGGAGAGAGCTGGTGGACTAAGTTTTATCTTGATAAGAAGAGAAGAATACAGAAACAAAAAGACATATGCAATTACACCATCACAGGCTAAGTATTTATACAGTAAGTCTTTCAAAAGAAAGTCAGTTAAATGGAGCTGGTTTGATGAACACGCATACATTGTCGAAAGATTAAAAGCACCCTTGAGGTGGAATTTACAAAAACTATATGAAGAAGCAATATGAAGAAAAGAGCAACTAAAATACCCTACGAAGGATATACTCTACCCCCATCAGCTGAGAAGGGTGGTATGTTTGTAGACTTCAATAAGATTATACAGAGAAAACCTGTTAAAAAAGTAAGGATAAAAAAGAAATGAAAGACATAATGAAAGAATACAGCACAACATTCTACGAATGTTTAGATGCGTGGCCAGATGATATCAAAGAAGATATATACAAACTATATGCATACCTCAGAGTGTGTGATGAGATGGTCGAAGGTGAGAAGACACTACATGACTTCAAGAATTGGAGAGATGTTATAGAACAGTTCTATGAAGTTAGTGATAAGTATCAGTTCGATGGTCAATGGTTAGCTGACTTCCACGTCAGTATGTATCAAGATATGGTAAAGAAAGAACACACAATTGTATCTATGTTAGATTACTGTAAAGGTTCAGCTGAATCAGTTGGTATGATGATGTCTAAGATATTAGGATGTAACCCACGTTGTGAGATACACGCAAGGGCTCTCGGCAGAGCTTATCAGATTATTAACTTCATAAGAGATTATGATGAGGATGTAGCCAATGGTTATCATTACATCACTGATAACTTCAGTGCATACTTAGAGATATTTTATCAAGACATAGATAATGGTATGGATGGTTTAAATTATATTCCAGAAGAGTTACAAGAGCCTATCATAATGGCTACTAAAAAATATATGGAAGTAGCGGGTGAATTCAACTAAACCGCCATATTACAAAGCTCTGTGGCACAACTGCAACATCTGTAGGATACATTATATGAGTGAAGAACCTCATTTGAGAGCTTATCTTTGTAATGAGTGTTGGAATAAGACACCTCAGTTTGTTGTGAAAACACCTAAAAAAGAAATAAAAAAGAAAAACGATATAAATATGAAGACAATAATATTATATACTATAGGTAATCTATTATGTTTAGGGGTAATCGCATATTATTTGTGGTTTAATTAATTATGAGTGAATGTAATAGATGTTTTAAGAGAGCGTTCTTCGTCGGTATAGATGGAAGAAAAAGGTGTGTTCACTGCTCACCATATAAAGAATAGATGGATATAATACCGTTAGAAATACCAATACGAGACCAACTGAGAGTGTATGCTATACAAGTCTCAGTTTACATTACCATAACCTTTATATAGGGAGGTGGTTTTGGATAAATTACAGTGATTAAAATGGATAGAACAAAACAAATCAACGCATTGATGGATGCTGTAAAGCATTATCAAAAGACAGGAAAGCACAAACAGGTTAGTATTCAATACAACCCTGTAAACAGAACACAGTTTGACTTCGCTTCATGGAAGCACAGTTCAGACAGTGACTCTGTAAGGAAAATCCTACCCGAAGACATTAGAATGTCCTCAGAAGGAAACTTCTATGTAGTAGGTAAAGATAACAGATACAATCTAAAACAATATGCGTCTCAGTTCGCACAGAGACCACGTGCATATAGATTAGATAGGCTGGTAGTAAAATGAAACAAGTAAGTAGTATAAAAAGAATAAGTGAATACAAGTCAGTATATATTCCAGATGTAATTTTGGAAGATATGAACATGGGCAGTGGCGACAATGTCGTTTGGTTCCAGAATGATGATGGTCATTACCTCATCAAAAAAGTTCAAGTGGATATATTGGATTAAACATGAATGAAATGTTAGAAGGCTTTCTAAGTAAAGCTAAAGATAATGAGTCAGCATTAGATTTGAAAGAACTTATGACAGCTGACGAATCTCTTCAGTGGGAAATATTAGTAAAAGCTATGGACTCTATCGATATTATGAATATAGGTAGAGACCTTGAAAAGATTACTAAAACATATCAGTTAGAGAAATGGCAAGAAATGTCTATCTTAGCTTATGTTAAAGTATTAGAGATGATGGTTAGACAGGCAAAAGAGAATACACCAGAAGCTTTCTCACCCGAAGCCCCACAACCACCTCAACACGATTCATACACAGGAAGTATGTTCGGATGAACTGTGGCCTTTGTAAGTGGGAGTTGGCTCCAGAATATATTAGATATAGAGACGTCAATGGTAATCCATACTGTCAACAATGTTATCAAATCATTGGAGGTCAGATATGAATGAAAGATGGGGAGCCTTTGACCGTATATGGGCTAAGGGTAAAACAGGTAAGATGGTTCAACGTCTCAAAGAGAAATGCATAATGAGGGGTTTAGAACCAACTGAGGAAAACTGTCGTGACTATTGGATGGGATATATTCGATATTATGTTGATGGTTGGACAGGACAGGGTCATCATGTGAACCCACGTAAAAACAAAATACTCATGAAACAACTAAAAAGGAATCAAAACAGTGACAATAGAAGAAGACAGAAAGGCGGAAGAAAACCACCACACAAGATGGGCGGAAGAAATTCGCAAAAGAAACGCAAGGTATAGTGAAGAAAGTAATTGGTTTCCATTTGTTCAAAATATAGAAGATGTCTTATCTAGAATAGATAAGATGTCAGAACGCTTTGATGATTTGGAAAACAAAATAGGAGAGACACAAGGTATGATAAAGAACCTAAGAAAAATATTAATTAAGTTGGAGGTTATCGATGACAGATTCATCTTCTGAGCCCGACATGGGTGAGATGGCTGGTCAGTTAATGATGGCTAAAATGGATGCGAGTAAGATGACACATCTTTTACGCATCGGGACATTTCAATTAGAGATAAATCCTACATCAGAAGTTGATGTAGAAAAATTCTTTAGTGAAACATTAGATAAATTAATCTCAGCATATGGTGAAAAACTATTAGAGATTGATATCAAAACCGCTTCTGTGCACGGCACAATGCATGGATAATGAAAGGAGGAAATAAATATGGCAGAAAAAAATAGCTTAGAACTAACAGCCGGATTGTTCCGGAACACTGATAAGAACGGAAACATCTACTACTCAGGTAAGTCCGAAGGTGGAGATGAATATGTTATGTTCAGGAATACCTATTGGAAAGAAGGAAGTAACAAACCATACTTCAGACTAATGAAAAGAACTGATGGAGCATCTACTCCAACAGTGGAGGACTAAAATGTATGGAAGAGATGCAGACCGTATGATGGATATGTGGTTGGACTTACTATCACAGATAGAACAAGTTCCCTCAGGCCGTCATGCCCTATCTACACTAAGTAGAAAGGATGTCTCAGTAAATGTAGAGAATGGCACCATAACAATCACAGCTGAATTAGCTGGTTTGGATAAAGAACAGGTTGATGTGGAAGTCAGTAGTAGAACAGTCACTATCGTAGCCAACTCAGAGAGAAAGAACTTCAAATGGGAAGAGACTTTTCTATTTGAGTTAGACCCAGAGTCTACAAAAGCTACTATGGTGAATGGTATACTAGACTTAGTCATAGAAAAGAAAGTGAAGACATCAGCTAAGAAAGTAGAGATAGAATGAGTAGAGACACAGATTGGTGCCAATCTACTAAAAGCGAGAGAGTTTGGTTATTAGACTCAATGACTGCTTTAGGACAATTTGCATTCATAGCCCCTATACACAGGGTAAAACATTGGAACCCCACTACCAAGAAAAGAAATAAATGCTGGGCAAAAGAAGGTGAGTGTGTGTTTTGTAAGAATAGCACACCTAAGATAAATGAATTCACCTATGGGTTATACATATCGTCAGATAAGACTATTAAATATCTCACGCTTACAGTAGCATCTCATACACAAGCACAACGTATTTTTTCTTCTTTGATAGAGAAAGGCATCAATCCTACTGATGTAGTCTTTGAATTTTCTTTTGGAAAAGTTAAGACTTCTTTCGGTAAGAGTGTCAATGGTTATCAGATAGAACAAACTGAGAACGAAGTATTCGTAGCTGAGAAGTTCAGACCAAGTCTAACTAACAGCGAAGAACAATCATATACATGGACTGTGCCAGAAGAGATAGTAGAGTATCTGAAAGATAAAGATGGAGAACCAATAACAATGATAGATTTATTTTTATTGATGAAAGAACAATTCCCAGCAATAGAAGAGAAAGAACTTAAAAAGTATGCAGTAAAGTTATGTGAACATAATGTTCTCAACTTATTAAATGCGAGGCAGAAATGGATTTGATAGAGTATATAACAATAATGATGATTGTAGATGGCCCTATACTAGGTGCCTTTTACTTTTTATATAGGAAAATAACAAAATGAAAAAATATGAAATATACGATTTGCTAAGATATTTTCACAATGCAAAGAAAAAAGACGGAACACTTTTCCCTATACTAGGAGAGGATTCGTTAGCTCTAACTACAAGTCTATCTTACTTGTTAGAAGATACTAACTTCTGTATTAAAGCATACAGTGGAACAGGTAAGACTGTATTGATGGAAGCTGTGGCAAACCTACTTCCAGAGGAGTATGTCTACTCAGTAGAACATATGTCAGAGACAGCAATATGGTATGATGAGGATAAAATCAACAAAGCTAGATTTGTTTTTATTCCAGAAGCACAAAAGATACCAGAGGGTGTCATGGAAATCATTAAAACATGGGCAGACGGGCGAACAGCCCAACGTAAAAAGACAGATGTTACTATCAAGATGGCAGTAACACAGTGGTTAAAACCTAAATATGTTTTGATGGCAGTAGCAGTAGAGAATGATAAAGGTTCAGCTATGTTTGATGCTGAGTTAGAACGTAGATGTATGATTATGCATACAAACCCTACAGTCAAACAGACAGAAAGAGTTATCAAACATAAACTTTTACATTCAGCTTCACCAAAAGCCTCTATGTCTTCAATGTCAGATAAAGAAATAAAAGATTTAAAGAAACACATACTAACTACATTGAGAGAAAGAGACGAAGATGATGCGACTGTATTAAAGAATCCATGCGCCCCATTTCTATTTGACGCAATACCATCAGCATTCCCTGTATCACGGTCGAAGGTTCAGTATCTATTGAAGTTGATTAATGCTATAGCAAGGTTTTATCCAGATGAGATAGTTAAAGTCAAACAAGATGGTATACAATATGGACTAGTATCACCTAAACATAACTGGCTCGGACTGAGAATATATCTTAACTCATTTGTAGAAGAATGCTTACATATGCCAAGTCATGGAACAGACATACTTAAACTATTTCCCGAAACTAGATTAGATAGGTTTGGTTTTGCAGATAGTGAGACAGTTAAGATGTCAGAGAATGAATTGAAAAAGGCTGCTAAATCAGCTGGTCTACCATTTACCAAATTAAGACCAGTTATAGCAGGTTTAATGATGACAGGGTTCTTAGAGTGTGATGAAGAAGGAAGTAAAAAACTTTACTATAAGAGCCCACTCATTACAGAACCAGTATCAAAAATAAATTGGAGTGATTTAATTGAAGAAACGAAAGAGTTTATACGAAAAGAGTGGCCTAAAGTATCTGATGAATACATTGGGCGCAGTTGTAGCAGTATCAGGATTGTTGACCCGTTTAGTGGGGACAACATTGAACTGGGTGCGAGAGCAGAGACAGCGGTAGAAGTTGACACTGGTGATTATCCGTCAGTGTTCAAGTCTTCTAGTGACGCTAAGATTAAAGACTACGAGTCTTTTCTACTAAATGCAGAGGGAGATTACAATGACGAAGAAGACAAAGCAGTCAGAGAATACTTTCAGAAGAAGTAGACTTCCTAAGCGAGATGAGATGTTTGCAGTAGTCATAGAGATGTCAGGGGGTTCTAGAATGAGAGCCCTCTGTGCAGACAGTAAAACCCGCATGATTAGAATCGGTGGTAAACTGAAGAAAAGAATGTGGTGTAGAGAGAATGATTTAATTATAGTTAAGCCTTGGGTTATACAGAGTGACCAAAAGGCAGACTTAGTTTATAGGTATCTCCCTACTGAGAGAAAGAATATAAGTAAAAAAATACCAGAGGAGTTAAACATATGGTGAAAGGAATAGAAGCTACCTATTTGGATTTTACTCGCAAGACAGCGAAATATCCAAAGCGTAGAGAGAAAGAATACCTAATGATAGGTTTGATGAATGAGGCCGGAGAAGTCGGTGGTGCATTCAAAAAAGAAATACGAGATAGAGTAGACAACACAGAACTCATTATAGATGAGATGGGTGATGTTTTATGGTATCTCCAGAGATTGTGTGATGTTTATGATATAAAGTTATCAGAACTCATGGTCAACAATATGGACAAACTATTTAATAGAATGTCACCGGAAGAAGCTGAAGCATTCAGAGAAGGTCAATGACCAAAATACAAACAGCTGCATCTTCCAACCCCTCACTAACAGTGAGCACAGAAGATGAGAAAGAACAATGGATTCAAATACTTACAGCAGCTGCTAACTACCATTGGGATATGTCAGGTCAATTTGAACCTGATATTAAAACCTCAGACCAGAGTGGTGAGATGGAACAGGTAGCTAAGGTTCACAGAGGGTGGGCCAGAGCTATCCAAGAATCAGTTCAATTGATAAGATTTTGGAAAGCTGAGAAGGAAGAAGAAGAATGAAAGTTCCCCTCATAGCTAGTATTAACAAACGCACAATCAACTTAACAGATAAATCTTTGATGGTCAAGATGTATAGGAATGGTGAAGTCGACGCAGTTAAGTCACCTTACACACCATACTTCTATACTGAGGACGAAACGGGAGAAACGAAGAAACTCGTTGGTTCAGACAAAACAGTGAACCTAAAGAAACACACCTACACACCGGGTAGAGACCACGTTCCTACCCACGCACTCTTTGATGGTGGAAGGGAAGCATTACTCGAAAGGTTATGCATAGAACATCCTAAGTTCTTTGCAGACTATCCTAACGACAAAGATGTAAAATGCCTAGTGTTCGATATAGAAACACACTCCCCAGATGGGACATTTCCTTTTGGAGAAAAGTATCCCATTGTTGCCATTGGCATTGTAACTTCTACTGGAGAGCGCAAAGTGTTCTTATGGGATAATGAGAAAGAAGATGATAAACAACTATTATGGGACTTCGCTAATTATATACAAGATTATGACCCTGACATTATTACGGGGTGGAATCTTGTGGGTTATGATATTCCACAGATTCTCCACAGGGTTCGTTACAATCATATAAATGAGTCTCAGTATAAGAAACACCTGAACCGAGATGGTTCGGACTGGGGGTATGAACCACCCAAAGACAACAGAGAACTTAAGATGAACGCTGGTGGTAGAGTCATACTAGACCTACTACGATGGGCTAGATTAGATTATAGTCTATCAGGATTACCACGCGGTCTCAAGCAAGTATCACAAGCATTCGGACTAGACCCTATCGAGCTCGACTTCGCACACAAAACTCTGATGGACTACTCACTACAAGAAATCGAAGACTACGTTCTGTCTGATGTGGACTGCACAATGTTTATGTATAACCACTACTTTCCACAAATACAATACGTAGCAGAGGTTCTCTGTGTCCCCTTAGCGACCTATATAAACGCCCCCAGTAGCTACATTACGAAAATTCTACAGGGCAGGTCTCTCTATGAGCAGGGCATAGTAGCGCTTGATAGAAATAGAGAGCGACATCCAGATATATTTAGATTTGATAAAGGTAATTATCAAGCTGCACATATCCAATTGTATAAACCGGGCTTCGAAGCTAAGAACTTCAAGATTGATTTCAGTTCGTATTATCCCTCTATAGCGATGGCTCTCAACTTAGGGCCTGATACGACTAGAATCGTAGGCTATGACGACTATACACCAGACATAGAGTTTAAGGATGGAATCCTCTATGTTCCCGATAATAAAGTAGATAAAAGATTGATGGTCAAGATTGATAGAAGTAAGAACAGTTGTTTGTATGATATGTGTTCTACATTTAAAGAGATGCGTAAACCTTATAAACTTGGAAAGACTAAAGAGGACAAGAGTAAATCCGATGCTCTTAAAATAATGGTGAATACATTCTATGGTGCAAATGCTAATCCTTATATTTCTTACGGCGACATGGCTGTGGGTATTACTATCACCGCGATGGCAAGGTTCCTCATTCTTTCAGCGGTCGATATCATCCGTGGCAGATATGGAAAAGATGCTGTGGTATATGTTCATACAGATGGGATTAATACTAATGTGGATGTGGACGAAAGATGGTTAACTAATAGGCTACGTAAACTTTTAGATTATAAATTAAATAGTCAGTGTGAATCAGTTCATATAGATATGGATAAAGATGAATACCTCGAAGGAGTATGGATTCAGGTTGGTAATTATATATTACGTAACTTGGATGGTAGTGTTACGAAGCATGGAAGCACGTTTAAATCTAAGAGCCGCTCTATATTCTATAATAAGGTGTTAGATAGGTTATCCGACGCTCGGTTAAATAACACCGTTACAAATTCATTTGTAGATAAATTATATAACTTAGATGGATATGTATTAGAAGATTTTATTATGCGTAGGTCAACTAATAGAGGGTATGATGATTATAAATCAGATACCGATTTAACAGTTCAACTAATGAATCTAGGTATACAAATAGGAATGGAACCAGCAGAAGGAACTACTTACTTCTATGCTAAGACAAAGGAAGGTTATCGTCTTAAAGAACAAATCAAATCAGTTGATGAAATAGATATTACATACTATTGGGACACAATATCTAACCTATTAATTAAATTTAATTTAAAAGATTATGTAAAGAAGAAGCCACCTTTAACATTATTAGATAAAAAACAACAATCACTAGCGGAGTGGATATAATGCCAGCAAGAAAATATAAAGACCCGTTTGGTAGATTATGGTATAATGTAAAGAAGAGTGCAGACTATGGACCTAAGGGTTATGCAGGTCAAAAGAAATTAAAACCTAACTATAAACCAAAGAAGATAGATTTCGATGCAGATGATTTAAAAGATATATTTTTTAATAAACAGAATGGTAAGTGTTATTGGTTGAACATACCGTTAGACCCAGAATGGACTAATGTGTCATGGCACCCACTTGCATTAAGTGTAGATAGAATCCGTTGCGGAGAAGATTACACCAAAGACAATATTGTGATATGTTCTCGTATGTCCAATGTTGGTAGAAGTAAATATGACGAGGAAAAATTTAAGGAAGTAATATCTTATATCAAGGCAAATCTTTAAATACTTCTGTAGGTAATAATTATATTAAGGACAGCTCGTTGCTGCTCCTTACCCCCGTGGGAAGTGATATAATGGATGAAAAAGAAAGTAAACCGTTGTCAGCCTTTTTGTCTGACGCAGAAGTCAAAGTGGTTTGGCGTGAAGAAGAAAGAACTAAAGTAGGAAGAGGAATGATAACGAATGATGATGAAAATTTTGTATACCTTACTGGAGAAAAGGGAACCGTTATTGTTAATAAAAGAGATATTATTGCTATAAAACAATAGAGGAATTGATGAATACAGAGACAACAGTAGGTCGTAGAGACATTGAATTAAAGTGGGAACACCCTAAAAAAGGTAAGTTAAGAATAATGCCAATATCAGATAGCCCTTGGGCTCCAACTGGTTTTGGAACTAACACAAAAAATCTAAGTTGTGTATTGCATAACGAGGGTCATCACATAGGTTTTGCAGGATGTCAGAACCCTGCACACGCTAAGTGGTGGACACCATGGCCTTTAGGTCAAACTGAGAAAGAATCTTACTTTGAGTTATTACCATTAATGCATCCGGGCCAAGAGAAGTTTGGAGAAAAATCTTTTCCAACATGGGTTAAAAACTTTAAACCAGATTTAATATTAGGACATTTAGATTTTCAGATGTTTAAACATATCACAGATTCTAAAGCTCCTACTCATGTTCAGTTTCCTTTAGTCAATGAAAAAGGAGATTTGTTATCAAGAACAGAGAGAGTAAAACTTTTAAATAAAGCATATAAAGATTATGCTAAAGGGACTCCATGGAAATTAGGTGTAATAATACCTTATGATGGTGAACCTTCTATGCCTAGTTGGAAGCTACAATTGAATCAGATTGATTATCCTATAGCTATGTCTCGTTATGGTCAACAAGGACTACTTAAAGACTTCGACGTAGAGGCTACATATATACCTCATGGTGTAGATACTAATCTCTTTAAACCTATTCTCAATCCTACTTATGAATTTAATGGTAAAACAATTACTAGACCTAAATCGTTTGTAGTAGGTTGTGTAGCTAGAAACCAACATAGAAAGAACATACCTAGGTTAATCAAAGGATTTGCTCAGTTTGTAAAGGAGCATAATCTCAGTCCAGATGATGCTAAGTTATTATTGCATATGGATTGGAGTGATTATATGGGTTGGAAGTTCCCTGAGTTTGCTGCCCAATATGGTGTAGCCGAATATCTTATGGAACCAACTATGGGAACTCTAGATACAGGACAAGCACTTACTGAAGAAGGAATGGCAAATCTCTACAATATGATGGATGTGTTTGTATTACCTACAGCTGGTGAAGGTTTTGGTATACCTACTCTGGAGGCGATGTCGTGTGGTGTCCCTATTTGTGTAACAAACTATACTACAGGGTGGGAATTAGTAAAGAGTGACGACCCTGAGAAAGAAGACATACCTATGTATCCTTTGGGTGGTCATCACAATGACGCATCACCAAATGGTAGAGACCATCTAGAAGAAGAAGATATTTGTGAAAGAGGTATATTATTACCTTATAAAGATATGTGGTGGGATACACCACAGAGAGCAGCTCCACAAAGAGCTATATGTAGTGAAAATGCTATAAGTCAAGCATTAACACACTACTACAAAGATATATCTGCTAAACTAAATGCAGGTAAAGCAGCCAGAAAACATGCAGTAAAACACTATAGTTGGGAAGTTATAGGGCAGAAATGGATAGATTGGGCTGAAAAAGTAACAGAGGAAATAAAGAAATGAATTTAGTATTTGGAATGGATGGAGTCATATGTACTCCATGTAAAGACTACAGTGATGTAGAAAGAGCTAAACCATTAGCTAACGTAAAAGATTTTATGACATGGTTAATGAAGAATGAACACCACATAACTATATGGTGTAAAAGACCTAACTCTTTAGATTGGGTTATGGCAACAAAAGAATGGTTAGCTGACAATGCTATACCTTACAGTCGTTTGTTATTTGACAGACCTTACAATCCTGTAATGGTAAGTGAAACCCCAAGTAATGCTAAATATTATAAGCATGAAGGTGATTTAGGTATTGTTTCTCAATTGTTCGAGGAGTGGAAAGATGACTACGTTGCACAACAAAAAAGTTAATACTAGAAACGGACAGATGTTAGATAACACTAAGAGAAAGGGTGAAACCTTAGGTAGTGTTGGTCCGTTTGTAAAGGTAACTTGGAACGATGCAGCTAGCACTTTTAAAACATATGTAATAAATGGAGACAATCCATCAGAACACCTTACAATATGTGAAACAGTAGGTGAATTAGTTGCTAAAGATGATAAAGCAATAGTTGTGATAATGCACGGCTCACAGTGTGATGGGTGTGATATCATGGCGATACCAACAGATTGGTGTCAAAAGATAGAAGTATTAGAAAAGGTAGGAGAATGTATTTCAGAGAATTTGGAATCCCAGCAAGAATTGGAAGATGCTACAACATCGACCAACTTGAAGAAAGAGTAAAAGAATTTAACGGTCAAAAGAATTGCTATACTAGTGTATATGTTTTTGATGATACTAAAGACAGAGTAGAAGGTAAAACTAATTACGACTCTGCTGTATTAAACACTATATGGTTTGATTTTGATGATGAAAAGAATGTGAAAAAATGTTTAATGGACGTAAGAAGATTTATAAGAGTGTTCTGCAAACCTCGAGAAATTACCCCAAGGATATATCTTACAGGGGGGAAGGGCTTTCAAATGAATATAGACCTATACTCCCACGTGGACTTATCGGATGGTATCAAGAGAGACATGTTAAGAAATTACTTAACATCTATAAAGAAAGATTATAAACTTAAAACACTAGACCAAGCATGTATCAACAACAGCGTAGCTTGTCTACGAAGAATACCAAACACAAAGTATATATCTAAATTAACTCAAGAACCTACAGGAGTGTGGTGTATACAACTTACGGTAGAGGAAGTAATGAAGATGTCTATCGAAGAAATATATGGTATGGCTGCGGAGCCACGAACTGATAAGTTTGAATCAACCAAAAGTAAAAAAGCATATAGACACTTTGTTGAGTTTATGTGTGACGAATTAGATATAGAGCATAATGTATCATTAAGCGTTAATTATCTTTTAGATAAGATTAATAATGCAACAATAAGCTCTACTAAGCATAAAGGCTCTATAGAGAGTGATTATATAATGCCCTTAAGGGGGTGTATAATAGAGCTCATAGAGCGTAATATAGAGCGTGGACATAGCAGTCACGAAGAAAATAAAATAATAGGTATGGAGTTAATCAATGCTGGTTACTCCAACGCTGACATTCACTTTGTATTCGCTAGTATATACAACGAGCCCGGCCGAGACTGGGGTTGGTATACTGAGAATCCTAACACAGCTGGACACATAATACACAACATGAGAGAGAAAGCTTTAAATAGGTATTCAAAGGATAAATTAATACAAATGAAAATATGCAGGGACGATTGTCCTTGCTAGGAAAGGTCAAATATGGCAACATTGAAAAGAATAGAGAAACGTATGAACGATGTAGAAGCATGGGTAAAAGAATTTGAGAAAGGCACTGGTCCTGCTCAAGTTATGGATAATATAAGTTGGTTATTAACACAGCTACGTATGACTGGAGAAAGGCTGCAAAGCACTGAACAGAACCTAATGCAACTACAACAAGGTATGCAAAGTAATACTGAAATAGTTCAAGGCTTTGTTGAGAAGAATGATTTAGTTCATGATTGGCAAGCACACCTTGCAGAAATACAAAAGGAGAACGAAGATGCCCTTCAAGAGCAAGAAACAGAGAGCTTGGATGCACAAGAACAAGCCGGCGATGGCGAAGAGATGGGAGAAGGAGACGCCTAAAGGCGCTAAACTTCCAACTAAAGTCAAACGTAAGGCAAAAAGAAAAACTACGGGACGCCGTAAAAAGAAAAAGTGATATCATGGTAGATAAAAAAGCTAGCAAAAAAGACGTTGACGTCAAAGAAGAAGTAAAACCTAAGACCGTCATGAAGATGATTGGTGGTAGGATGAGAGAGATAGAGGTAGAATAATGGCCAAGAAAGAAGTAAAGAAAGAAACTAAAAAGGCTGCGCCTAAAAAGAAAGAAGTAGTAGCTAATCCATGGGATGGGTTAGAAGGACCTACTAAACATCCTGACCACAGAGGAAAGGATATATATCTTAAAGATGGTGTTCACGGATATTTCGTGGATGGTGTCTTTAAAAAAGTGTGAGTTTATTAACTTCACAAAGTCGATGTAAGTGTGATTCACCAAAGAATTGCACTTGCGCTCGGCGTGTCTTAACAGACTTTAAATAGTATTTTTTAAAATTAGAAAAAAGCTTATATAGTAGCTCAAACTATAAAATGAAACCGCAATTGGAGTGGTAAAATGTTTAAGAACGAAGTAGCAGAATTTATATATAAAAGAACGTATTCACGTTGGTTAGAAGAAGAGAACAGGCGAGAAGATTGGCCTGAGACGATAGAAAGATTTATTGGTTTTATAATTTCAGAAAGACCAGATATACCAGATAAGACTATTAACAAGATTAGAAAGTATATGTTAGAGTTTGCGGTAATGCCATCGATGCGTTTCTTATGGGCAGCAGGTCCAGCAGCTAAAGCAGATAATACTTGCATATACAACTGCTCCTTTGCGAAAATTAATTCTGTTGAAGCATTTGCAGAATGTTTATATGTATTAATGTGTGGTACTGGTTTTGGTTTCTCAGTTGAGAAAGAAGAAGTATCTAAATTACCAGAAGTACCAGAAATTAAATCAGCACAAGGTAATGCTAAGTTTGTTATTGAAGATTCAAAAGCAGGTTGGGCAGACTCAGTTAAAGATTTAATGGGAAGTTTATACAAAGGACAAAATATTTATTTTGATTATTCTAAAATAAGAGGTGAAGGAGCTAGACTTATGACTATGGGTGGTCGTGCATCTGGTCCTGCACCATTAGTTAAACTACACGATTTTATTCGTGAAACTATGCACAACGCTCAAGGTAGAAAAATGACTACACTAGAAGCTCACGACATCTGTAACCAGATAGCTGAGATAGTTGTAGTAGGTGGAGTAAGACGTAGCTCCCAGATATCCTTGAGTGATTTAACTGATAAAGAAATGAGGCACGCAAAGGAATGGCCCTTTCCTATTAAGAGAGCAATGGCAAACAACAGTGCTATCTACAGAGAAAAACCATCCGCAGCAGATTTTTTAATTGAATGGGGTGCGTTAGCTAAATCAGGAACAGGTGAGAGAGGTATATTTAATCTCTCCTCAGCTCAAGCTAAAGCCCCTGCACGTCGTTACGCTCCACTCATACAGGGTACAAATCCTTGTGGAGAAATAATGTTACGAGATATGCAATTTTGTAACCTTTCGGAAGTAGTAGTAAGAGAAGACGATGACCTTGATACGTTGTTAGACAAGGTTGAGACAGCAACATGGCTTGGTGTTATACAAAGTTCTTTCACAAATTTTCCATATCTCAGAAAAGAGTGGAAAAAGAATTGTGACGTAGAAGCGCTTCTAGGTGTCAGTTTGACAGGTCAGATGGATAACCCTTCGATATTAACATCAGAGGCATTAGCGGCCCTTAAAAGCCGTGTTTTACGTATATCTCGTAAATCATCTGGTATACTAGGAACTAAAATGCCAGCAGCGACCACTTGTGTAAAGCCATCAGGAACTGTTTCACAGCTTGTAGACTCAGCGTCTGGAGTTCACCCAAGATATTCTCAGTATTATATCCGTCGTTACAGAATTGCGGCTCGTGACCCACTGTTTAATTTAATGAAAGATAGTGGTATAAAATGTAACCCAGAGAATGGACAGAATAAAAAAGACGCTAGTACATGGGTACTAGAATTCCCAGTCAAATCACCAGACGGTTGTGTTACTAGAAAGGATGTGTCTGCTTTAGACCAATTAAAACATTATAAAAACTTACAACACAATTGGTGTGAACACAATGCTAGTATGACTGTATATGTTAGAGATGATGAATGGTTCGAAGTTGGTAATTGGGTGTATCAAAATTGGGAAATTATAAACGGAGTATCTTTCTTACCTTACTCAGGTGGTAAGTATAAATTAGCTCCATATGAAGAAATTGACCACAGAACCTACGAAAGGCTTATAAAGGCTCAACCCGTAATTGATTATAAGCAATTGTCACAATATGAGACTCAAGACAATACCCAAGGTAAGTCTGAGTTTGCTTGTGTTGGAGATAAGTGTGAAATCTAAACATGGAATTCGAAACAGATATTACTGGATACGGCCGCAAGATGGGTCGAGACGCAGGACTTACTTCTGAAGGTAGAATAGATTCCGTCGTTAAAGTAGGTGGTGGAGAATTTGAAGGTATGCAACCAGCAGGAACCATATCTGCCAGAACTATGAACCCCGGTGGTTCTGAAGTATCTGGTGGTGGAGCAAACGCTGGAGACTACGCACCTACCAAAGCTAGAAACGATGGAATTATTGGTAATCCAAGAGACTAATTATCTTGTTGTGCTATAAACTCTGCTAACGTTGGTGGTTTTCTATTTATATTTAATCCTATAGCAAAACCCCCGGGTGTAAATGCAATCTTTTTACCCCTTACCCTATAGTTACCAGAGAACTCAGGGTCATCTGTTTTAATAGTTATAACATCATTTTCTTCTAAGTATACTCCTTCGAAAGAATCTATACCATATTCATATTGAGTTTCTAAATTAGCTCTAAATACTTTTTGTGCAAAATCTTTACAAGCAGCAGGGGATTGTAATTTATCATTATTTACTTCTAGATATGTTTTATCAAATGCATCTACGGCTGTTTGATGGGAATACTGACCCTTTACTCCATTAGCTCCATTAACTATTATAATAGTCGGTACCTTTTTATTAATTATCTTTAGGCTTGTTATATTATCATACTCAGTAAACACCATAGTAGGAGCAGTAGTTTTTAAATCACTTTCTAATTCTATTACGAACTGAGACTTACCCCCATCATCTATTAACTTAGCAATATTAGGCCTTGGTAAATCACCACTATCATCAACAGCTCTACCTAACAAATCTTTTATTATATCTTCTAAGCTCATCGTACCTCTCAAGGGGGGTCTAGAAGAGCTAATCAAAGGCGTAGTATCGCCTATACAATCAGTTCCTATTTTATCACTCAGTTCAGCTATACTGATTGCTTTACGAATAGCGTTACCTACAGTTAAACCATCTATATTATTTCTATCATCTAGTGGTACCATTGCTTTAGATACATCACCAGCTAATTTTAAATAGCCCAAAGCATCTTGTGCAAAAACTTCTATATAATCAAATGTCTCTTTTAACCTTCTTATGTAACCTCTAAACAAAGGTGAGCCTTCAAAATCATTAAAGTACATAAGAACCTCTTGATTCCATAGAGCCATATTACCGGCTTCTGTTAATGGTAATTTAAACTGTAAACTTGCAGCAGTTAGTCCACCGGTAGAAGTTAGAGCACCATCTAAAAAATCTACATCTCTTCCATTAATAGATATTCTAGGTGTAAGCTTTCTCATGCTGTAAGCCTCCTAGAGGATAAATGTCTGTCATTAAGTTACCAGAGGAATCTATCAAAGCTATATTTTCTACTCCTAAAGTAAATGTAAAGTCTACTACTCTACGAGGTCCTTGAGGTCTAGCGACTTCACTTACGTTTTGAACTACACCAAACAACCGTACAAATGTACCATCCTTCTGTGGTTCATCCCAATAAACTCTACAATCCTCTGCTTGTATTTTACGTAGAGTGTGTAAATGTCCATATAATGTGTCTGGACCGTGGTCATCAAAAGCAGTAGATGAATTCTCATCACCTAAAGCTACACTACTAAACCCAACTTCTTCCATAGCAATACCAGTTTTAGTTATAAATACCTTTCCTTTGCGGGTTATTGCTTTAAAGTATTGCCCTGTTCTTCCTATACTAATACTACTTGTAATAGCCAAAGAGTTAAGATTGTAAGCAGAGTTATCTACGACATCAATAATATTATGATATCCCTTACTTGCATCATATATGTTCCACAATTCAGGATATAGATTAATAGGTGTACCACCAGAAGTATTATCTGCGGTTCCTGAAATAGAAATTTTCACAGCATATTTTTCCTGTCCTTGCCATAATCCTTTAAGAGCATCTGCTGCATCTGCACCTCCTATATTAAAATCATTATCCCAACCTGTAACTGGGTAATAATTATCTACTGAAGGTAATTTATTATTAGTACCTCCACTTGGTAAATAAATTTTACTAAACCCATCTATGGCATCATAACCATTAATACGCTGTATAGTAAACTTTAAATCACCACCTAACCTTTCTGCTCCCCCTCTCATGAAGCTACCAGTATCTCCTATGTGGAAATACAAAGCATCATCAGCTTCTTTATAACCATCTTCACCATCTTTACTAATCCAGAAAGCGTTACCACTGGCTGAACTATACATAGTATACATCAATACAGCACTTGTAGTATCTATGGCAGCATTAGCTGCATTAAATAAATACAATCGTTCATCTGTAGAGAAAGGTCCTCCTGTTGTCATTGGTCCCCATACAGTTTCTCCATTCGTACCAGACACAGAATCTATTCTCATTACCTTGGAAGCTGAACCATAGGTAGCATTATTTGTTAATTGATTTGTAGCTACTGGGTTAGAACTAAATGTGGCATCATAGGTTAACATAGTGTATTGACTACCTGAAAAGGGTAATGCTATATATTTAAATGAACCTATATCTTCATCATTAGTACCTGATAAAGGAGTTGTTATCTTACCAGCAGTTGCACCCGTTATAGTAAAGTAGTCTCCATATAAACTACCGGCAGTTGCATTAGAACCTACTGTTCCCGACACACTACCCGTAATAACACCAAAACCATAATCTCCAGCAGTTTCTGGTATAGTAGTTGTGTTTATTCTACCTCCATATAGATTTTCTAATTTTATAGACTCCCACCCAGCAGGTGGATTAAAGGACACAACACCACTTTTAGATAGACTATACTCATAACTATCATAAGTATCGTTGGTTGTGTTCCTGCGTTCCCGTACAACAGAGGTACCATCCTCAAACTCTACAGGTTCCCAATGTACACTTTGCACATTAGTTCCTGAATTTTCTATCATCAACACTGAAACATCATTTATACCATATGGGGGTGCAGTCGTTGTAGCAGACTGAATACCCTTAGCATAGTTAGTCATGTTAAAAAACAATTTGTCAGGTTTTTCATCAAATAATAATAATAAATACTCATTAAGGTTAGTGGCTCTAGTGTTCCCACCCATGTCCTTTTGAGTTCCAACATTAACATCTTCTAAACTAATAGCACTTCCACTACTGTTACTCATGTTTTTAGTAGAGTAGTCAGTAGAGTGTGTGGTATTACTTCCACTGCTTAATATTTTAGTAGGAAAATCTCTAGCGTTAGCTTCACTAGCTGTTCCTCCAGCTGCGTTTTGATTCCAAGATTTAGCTGGTGTTATTCTAAAAACACATGGAACATCTAAATCACTTCTATAACTATTAGCAGAGCTTGGTTCTGTTTGTAATCTAACGATGTGTGATTGAGGTACTAGACGTCCGAAGTCATCCATCAAGAATTGGTCCATAACTATACTACCTGATGTATATGTATTAGATAAAGCATTAGTTGTAGTCCAAGGAGAATCGTAAGTAGTGCCTGTTTTAAATGGCATTGCTTTATGAGATAAAGATTTACCATAAGGATTTACTAAATATGTATAAGATACAGAACGTTGCTTGTTTGTTTGATATGCTCTGTCTTTTCCTATACCTTTGAGTTGCCAATACTCACGTTGTTGAGTTGCGTTAAAAAAGAAACCTACATTGACATTACTTCCATCTGCATGAGTACTAGCTGTTGAACTAGCGAATCCTCTAGTACAATTTAAAAAAGATGTAGCAGTTATATTTGTATAATGAACCATCTCCGAGCCTACATGCATAGTACCACTTGCTGGAAATTGTGCAGTAGAAACCACAGGTATACTTGTGGCAGCAGCAGATAATGTACCACCATTATTTACAGTAGTAGGGTTTGCCCCTCCATCACCAGCATTCCACGGAAAAGCAGGTGAAAAATACATTTTACCATTGTCATAGTAATATTTACTCATACTGACATTCGATGCAGCTGCACGACTCTGAGAGAAATCCATAATCAATTGTCTTTCTATATCATCAGCTTTTTTAATTGGGTCTCCCGGTGTAATATAACATATGGGATAACCAGTAGCACTGAGTTGACCGGGTACACCAGCCACAAAGAAACCTACTTTAAGTCTATTGTAAACTTCATTAGCAGTGTAGTCAGTAGCACCAGAAGCTCCTACGTATTTAGGATTTTTATATTTGACTTCTAACACTTTTCTAACAGTAGCTCCTGATAATAAAGCAGTTCTATTATTAGCACCATCTTGAAGTACATTTACTAAAAAATTCAAAGATGGAGTTGTAACATAAGTACCAGACAACACCACTTCTACCTTTTCTATACTACTACCACCACCCCCACTAGCATCGATAGAATCAACACTATCACTAGCCCCAGATAATAATACATTATCAACTAAAAGGGTAAGGTCTATTTTAATAGGTAAAGCATATTCTATTTCGGTGTTGGTAAGTGTAGGAAATATTGAAACATATAGTTCTTGAGAACCATACACGTCAAACAGAGAATTGTCTATACCTGATTTTAATGTTTTGTTCTGAGTTCTCATTACAGAGGTAGATGTAAAATCTGTAACAGGAAGAGAAGCTATATTAGTATCTTGGCTAAAAGGTCTTACATCTGACTCAGTAGCGTTTGCACTATAATAACGAGAAGCTATTCCTTCTGAATTAATTGTTTGTATAATAGGTTTGAAGGTACCCGTTGCATTGTATGTGTGAGTAGCCGTAGCACCACTTACTGGTTCTGTAAATTGTAACCATTGATAATTAGATTCTTCTTTTTTATTAGATGAACCATCATCCCAGTCAATGTAAACTGCTCTTACATTATTATCTTGGAAACTTAAAGTCCCTGTAACTTCAGTGTTAGCTGTTCCTGTTGTTGTATTCCACGTTAAACTCATTCTTCATCCTCTTCTATACTGTCTTCATAATACACATAATCATCTTCTGACCTTTTATAAACATGAGGGCATACACCCGTTCTAATTATATAGTTTGCATATTTATTATCAGCTTTGCACCTTGGGCAGATGTTTTCAGTAATGTTTTTAACTAACATTAAACTGTAGCCCTCCATGCTACTTGGTTACTAGCAGTAACTTCTTTAGCAGATTTACCTCTAATGTTATGGTAATCAAATAAAAACAATCGTGTATTATGTGTAATTAATTTATTGCTTGATATATCTAATAAATCTGAAGTATTGTAAATATATTCTTGGCTTTTCTGTGGTACTATTATTTCCGTGTTGTAAAGTATAATTTCTTCTATACTTCCTATAAACTGAGTAGTTGTATTTACTACAGTAGCACTACTACCAGACAAAGCCCCACCTATAATAAGGTTTCTATCTGTAGTACCTAAACCAACTGCTGATTCTTCATACGCTTCTAAAACACCATTAACATATAGGTTTGAATCCGGACCAGATGAATTATTCTTTTTATAAGTATATATAATACTAAAAGCACTACCATCTAAATCTATAGGAGTTCTAGATACAAGTTCTGTTGTTGCATGATTGAATACAATGTAAGGAGCATTAGTGCGTGCACCAGATATCCACATAGCAAAACCATCTTGATAAGTAGTCGAACCCTTAGTACTATAAGATTTACTTAGTATATAATTATATTGAGCATTTGTTGCTCCTAACAATGATGTGTCTGGTGTACAATGTACTACAATACTAAACTCTTCAGTCTCAGCGGTACTAGCCATAGGGAAATCAAAATTACCCCCACTTGGTAATGTTAAGTAGCTGTAATCAGTTTGGTCAAACTCCGGTGCCCAGTTAGATATACCAATTAAATCAGAGGTTACAGAAGTAGTAACAGTGCCTATAGTAGAATCTGTAGCACCCCCTCCTGCCCTACCTAAAGTTAAATCAGCAGCACCACCATTACCTAATTTAGAATCAGGTATAGTAATCTGAGGTGGTTTTGATAAATTAGTACTACCCAGTTTTGCGAAGTATCCTTCACCACCATTATTAGTTATAGATGCAGTAGCTGCACCTGCACCATTTACAACAACTTGTAAATTAGCTCCTGAAGTATATAAAGCAGGAAACTGTTCTACATCAGTATTATAATCCGCAGGTGTTAAATTATAAGTACCAGCAGTTCTTGCACCGACTGCGGCACCTGTAGTACCTAAAGTACTCAAAGAATAATATGAACCATCACCATTAGTCAATGTAGTAGATGTTCCACTAACAACATCATAAACATAATATTTATTTTCAAGAGGGTTCCATAAATTAGTATCAGCTGGTTGTTCGTTTAATGGTATCCATAAACGAGCATGAGCATATTTGTTTTGTACAGCTCCAGAACTTACTATAAAATACCTATACCATATATCATCATCTTGTTCGTTCCATGTAAATTTAACGGCGTTTAAATTTTCAGAAGTTAAGTCATATAAGTTCAAATCAGGTGAAAGTATATCTACGGTTGGTTCTATACCTAAATCCGGTATAAGAGGAAGCGAGTCTTTATATTCTAAATAAAATCGAGGTATGTAGTCTGTAGCTTGTTGCTGAGCTGAATTATATAATACTACTTCTTGTTCTTTAGTAGGACCTTCTAAAACCATATATAATAAGAAAGTTTGATTATTATCAAAAACTCTTTGTTCAATTGCGTTAGACATATCTAAATCCATATATTGGTAAGAGGTAGGAGTGCTTTGTGCGATGTTACCACCCCTTTTAAGTTCTTCATCCCAAGAACCATAACCAAAATCTTTGTCTAATATTAAATCACTAGAAACACTACTTACTGCTAAATCCCATTTATTAGTATAAAGTCCAGTGTTACCTCCGGTTTGGCTTGCTGAATTTTTATTATAACTATAAATATACTCATTGAAAGTAGTTCCTTGAGAACCAGTACCTTGAGAAGAAGGTGTGTTTTTTACTTCCATTACATTACCATAAGAACGGGGTATTAACGCTTCATCATTTGAATCACCAAATTTAGCATCGCTGTTATATATCATGGATACCCAATATTTATAAGGAGATATATATAATTCTGGAAGTGTCTCAAAAGTACATAATAAACTACCTGAAGCTGATGTATTAACATTTTCACTAAACGTTATAGTATTTCCTGCTATAGCACCCTTTTGTGCTAACTCTAAAATTCTATATTCATTATTCTGGAACGTACCATATGCACGATATAATATGTATTTGTCGTTTTGATACTCGTTAAAAATGTCAGGATTCTCTACTGCTAATTGATTTCCATTTAAATCACTGTAATATTGAGGGTAGCGGAGAACCTTAGTAGAAACAGCGGCGTGTTCTCGTTTACTCCACCCACCATAATCTATAGCAGCTCCACCTGCTGCACCACTTACACTTAAGTATGCATATCCTTTTTGTTGTAAAGCATCTACTGATAAAAAATCATTACTACCAGAGGCTATAGATAAAGCATTTTGTGTCTCTGTAGAATCTGTTACATTAAAAGATGCACCTGATAAAGCACTACCTGTAGGTAACCAATTGGCTTGAGAAGTGCCACTAATAAAAACAGAACCCATAAATTGTGCGCCCATTTTGTTTAGTTCGTTTGTACTTTGTTCCATACTTAATAAACCATCAGGAATATATGTATACATAGGGTAGTTAAATTTATTTAAGTTGTTAAAGTTTAAAGTAGAAAATTGATTAAAAAGAATATAAGAACCTTTCATATTAGTATCACTCAAGGATAAATCTGTTTTATTGTCCCATCCGAATAGTATAGAATTTGAAGGTGTTCTTTCTATAAATCCTGCGGTGTTATTAGAAGCAGGGTCAGTTGCACTATCAAAACCAGTTATTGCTCTACTCAATGAAGAACCAGTAGGATAAAATACAGGAGAACTAATTTTACCACTTGCTCTTAATGAAAGAGGAGGATTAACTGGTTGTGTTGAAGTTATATTTTTAACGTCAGGAGTAAAGTTTGCTAATGTAATGTTGTCTATCCACACTTCTGTTTCCGTAGTAGCACCTTCTCCATCAATATCACCATAATAAAAGTCAGTGTTACTTGGCATTAAATCTCTTCTAGTGTTATTATAACCTTGAACCCATCTATAACCGTTTACCCATATAGTCATATGTCTAGGATAATAAGTTTTAGCAGTAGAACCATCTTGGTCAGTACTGATTGCGGCACCGTTCTCTCCTTGACATCTATCAATAAATCTGTAATTATTCATACCATCCTGACTTGAAATAACTTTAGCAGGGAAAGGTATATCTATAAATCCTTGTAGCTTCTGTGAGGAAGAACCACCAATACTACCGGTGTTGCCTGTTGGAGTTGTTTCTGGTGAAGTAAAAATAGCTCTCATAGCTACACCTGAATTTCTCAATTGCCGGTCATCACTGGTAGATGCTACATCTAAATTTTTGTAAGGCGTTAGACTTGAAGAAGTAGTAGTATTAAAAGCAAGCGGGTCAATGAAAAACTCTACATTGAAATCTTTACCCATAGGTAAAGTTTGGAAAAATGGACGTTGTGCCCAATCTGCTCGTGCATTATAAGCTGGTACCCATGGGGCTGTAGCCAACCTCAGTAAGTATTTATCTTCATTATAATCATCAGCACTTATACCTGCTCTAAATTGATTAGTTGTATAAACGTAAGTGTCGTCCCCATCATGTAAACGCGCAAAACCACTATCTTTCCATAATTTACCAGAACTAGCACCTACTGCAAATGTTAAAGTATTAGTTGCAGATGCATCGGCATTAACATAAGTTGTGCTACCTGTAGCGTAAGCATCAGCTCTACCTAATTTAAATTTAGTAACAGCTCCAACACTACCAGCAGTAATTTCTGCAACTACACATGCAGTACCAGCAGGTACACCAGTACCAGTTACGTACTGCCCAACACGAATTAAAGTACTACTAGCACAAGTTACTTCAGGGTCACCAGAAACTGTGGTGCAACTTTTGGTGTGAGACCCTTGACTAGTTGTGCTCCCACTAAGGTCTGCTAATGGTTGTACAGGTAATGCTTGGACTACTACTGGGCTTGAACTAATGCTAGGCCATGTTTCTTGGTCCTCTTGATTTGAACCAGTGTCATTAAAAGCCATACCATATGTTTTAAACATCAACCCACCTACTATACCCTCTTGTGTATTAGAATGTCCATAAAAGTTAGTTAGACCGAAATTTAAAAATTCATCCAACGTCTCACAATTATCAGGAGGTGCGTAATTGGAAAAAACAACAGCTACAGTTCTTAAAAGACTTTCAGCTTGTAAATTAGTTTCACCAAACCAAGGCCCATCAGGAGCATTAATAGTGTTTACAATCTGACCATTCCTACCACTAGAAGCGCTATCAGTTACTAAACCATATACTCCAATATTACCATTCGCCCCACCATATCTAGTAGTTTGTTGAACATTATAATAAGGATTAGGTAGAAGTTTATCTATTCTCATCCTCATACTAATAGAAGGAAAATAACTTCGTTGGTCTCCTTGGCGGTCATGACCACAATCTGTAGTTAATGGCATTGGCATATTTAAAATACTAGCCATAGCCACTTGTCCTCCAAAATTATTTTGTCTACCAAACTTCTCTTCTATCTGTCTATTACCTGATACAGCATCCCACGAGTGATAAAAATGTGCAGCTTTACCAGTACTACCATTAGGACCGGGTTCTAAGTTAACACGTGAATAAATTAAAGGGTTGCTAGTATCAGCACTCCATGGGTTTTGTGACTGTTTGGTTGTTCTTACTGTTGAAAAGATGGTATTGTTACTAGACATACGTTCTTCGTAATCCCCGGTATCACCCATAGTATCAAAGTTACCATATTTCCAATTTGGAATCGACCCATAGTTAGTCCCATTTGGACCACTATATGGTTTTCTAATCTTAAAATCACATTCTAAGCCACTGGTTCCATCAGTTCTTCGCCATATTGGTGCCATATATACACCGGGGTCTGTTCCACCAAAATCATCTGAAGTTACCTCTCTGAAAAAAATTCTACCAGTGAGTGGATTGTCTGTAACTCTGGTTGTTCTACCGTCTGTCCAGCTCATTGTAATACATCCAACACTGACAAGACTTTGTAATATCTCATCTTGTGTCTTACTAGTTGTATT